CATAGTCCTGGTGATAGAATCTGAACTCCCAATCGAGCAGACCGAATTTCTTTCTGTAGTACAGCGCCCATTTCTTGAATTGCAAAAACTCCGACCTCGATGTGGTCTTCGCCATGCTCAGCCGCTTTGCAGCTACCCGCCTACAGTATGCGGCTGGCCTATGGCTTTGTCAACCTTGGCCGAAAAAAAGCCCGGCCTACAAGGCCGGGCACGGGGAAAGTGGAATGGCCATGGCAAGCCACTCACTCATTCTGTCTGTCGTTCAGCGCATAGTGATATGCACCTCGCTTCATCCCTCTGCAAAAAGCCACCATTCGCTTTATGTTCTTCGATCCCACTGCGACAGTCTGCACCCGCTGCAGGCTGACAGCTGCCAGAATATCTGCCGGCACCCACTGCCAGTCCTTCGGCACCAACGCTACGAGCTTACTCGTCAGCACCGTCCCAGTCAAGGCCGCGACCTGGCCGCCTTCCAGGAACTTGATCACCTTCTCGCACGTCTGTTCAATCTGCTGCTTTCGCTTTTCTACCTTCGCCTGGTCGATGGCATCGAGCCATATCGTGGCCCCGATGTCGCCTGCGTCACGCAACGTGCTCCGCTGCGCGTTCATACTCGGCTGGCGGCAGCCACACAGGCAGACAGCCATCAGCACCAGTACAGCGATCTTCCTCATCCTATCCCTCCTTTCCATTCCGATCACCAAGCGCCTTCCTGAGCGCTTTTGAACAACAAAACCACCATATGCTTGCGAATATCAAGCCTGCTAGAAATCCTAATGGAAACATGGCCCACCTCCTTTCCATGCCTCCATTGTAGCCATCAGCATCTAGCCCGTCATCCTCATTCTCAGCCTGGCCGGCGCCAAGCTCGCGTGGATGCTCGTCACCGGATCTACCAGGTCGTCGTGTTCGTCAGGATCGTCGATCGTCTTTGCCTGCTCGACCCAGGTCTCTGCCAGTGGTATGTTCGCTATTTTCAAGCGTTTGGCTCCGCCGCAGGCTTTCAGCATCCTGTACAGCCTGCGTTCCTTCGGATCTTTAGGCGTGTACCTGTGGACATACACATCGTGCTGCTGCGTCTCGTCCAGCCAATCCTCGATGTCAGCCGCCAGCTCCTCCTGGAAGCCGATGCTTTCCACCACATATCCCGTGATCTTGTCCTGGCCGATCCAGTCTTTCAGCGCATCCAGGTGATTCGGAATCGCGATCTTCTCCCTGAACAGATCCAGAATGTGATACTCTTCCAGGTCTTCAGGGCCTCTGATGCCGACCATCGCAAACGCCGTGAAGTCCGCATCGTCTGTCAGGCTCTTCGCCAGGTCGATACCGACCCAGATTTCCTTGAACTGACCAATGTCGGCTCTCGTGAACGGGCTGAAGTCATGCAGCATCGCGTCCAGGAACGCCGCCAGCTGGCCTGCAGTCAGCGGCATGCCCATGAATTCCTGGTTGAAAAACGCCTCACCCATCTCCTCCCGGCGCTTGTGCAGCACCGCCGTAGGCTTATGCTCCTCCCACGTGCTCTGGTCGTGCGCGTCCAATGCCTTGAAGCTCTCGCCCCTGTTCTGCTTGATCCGCTTGGCCAGGATCATGTGCTGATGAATTAGGTTGCCGATGCAGAAGAACACGCAGTCATTTGCCGCGCCGCCCATGAGCGCGGTATGGAACCACTGCCAGTTCTTCTCCCTGCGCTTTTCCGTCACCACGTCCTGGTAGTCCTCAAGGTCATCGCAGACAATCACCTGCGGTCTGAAGCCCATGCGCATCCAGCCACGTACGCGCCCTCGCAGGTGCGTGGCCCTGATGTGCACGCCGTTGTTGAATGCCAGATAGCCCTCGCGCCACGGACTTCCACGCAGATTCCCGTAGTGCTCCAGAATCAACTCGTTCTGCTCGAACTCGGTCTGGATTTCCTTCAGCCAATCGTTTGCAAGACCGAGCGTGTTGCAGCAGATGGTGATAAAGCGCCTTCCGTATTTCTCGACCTCGCACGTCCACATCGTCGGCGCCACTACCGCAGCCAGCGTGCTCTTCGCCCATTCTCTCGGCCCGGCAACGTCCGCCGCCTCCATTGCACTCAGCTTGTCGTCGAGGTAGTAATGGAGGCTGCTCTGCGTCTCGGTCGTGAACCGGTGCGGCATAAAGTATCTGCCCCACAGGAGAACGCTTTTCTTCGCGTCCTCCAGTTCCAGCAAGTCCATCTGTTCTTCGGCTTGGACAAGCCGCGACAACTGCTCTTCGTCCACGTATGCCGGCTCCTGTACAACCATCCTAGCCCCGTTTGCGTTTGCGCTTCAGATAGGCCTTCCATTCGCTTTCGGCAATAGCCCGTCTTTGGCTGACAGGATATTCCTTCACCATCGTCGGGTTGCCCATGAACCTGCGGATGAACTCGCGCTTGCTCTCGCTCGATCTTGGTTTCGGTATTGGCATCGCATCCTCCTATATAAGCCATTCGAGTGTGATCAGAGCCGCCGCGGACCCAGAGAATATCATCAGATGTGTACCTGATACGTCCTTGTTTCGCCATAGCGCTTCGCTGATTTGGATGCCATAGAGAATAGTGCCCCACAGCGCCAGGCCCTTGAGAATGGCCAATGCGACTACCATTCCATCCCTCCTGTCAATAAAATGCCGGGAGTGGCCGGACGAGGACCACTCCCAGCAACCGCCTAAGCGGAGGACGTGTCATGCAGCTTGTGCGTTCGCGCAGCTGTCGCATTTCCTGCTTTCGCCCGTATGCTCGCCGCCGCAGATCGCGCAGTACTTCCGGCCCAGTTCCTTCGCCTGCTTCCTGCAGTCCTTGTCGCAGTGATCCTTGTGCCAGTTGTCCAGCTGCTTCCCGCACCACTGGCAGTATCGGATCGTCTCTCCCTTCTCCACATTATGCTTCTTCGGCCTGCTCTTCTCAACCTGTTTTTTCTCCACGGCCAGGACCTTCTTTGTCCGTCGTGCGCGGATGTCATCCATCGATGGCCATGTGTCCTTCACATTCACTGGCATGATCAGGTGCGACCACGGACCTTCCTTGATCCGCATCGGTGCGCCATCGGTCTTGATTTCCAGCACGGCCTCGACGTCGTAGATCTTCGATAGCGCTTCGCTCACGTACTTCCAGTTCAGCTTGACTGCCTTCGGTCTCGGCCTGCTCACCTCTGCCGTCAGGCCAATATCCACGTCCGTCTTCGGATCATCAGCGTCAAAGCTCGTGACGTACATCTTGCCCTTGTCGGCCTCGACGTTCACCGCATGCGTCTCGCTGCTGGCGATATTGCCCGCGACCTTCAGTGCCGCAATGGCCTCCTTCACCGCAAACTTGTAGCTGCCATCGTAGCTTTTCGGGACGATCGTCGTGTACCGTGGGAACTTGCCCTCTATGACGTCGATCATCTTCGGCTTGCCCTGATTGACTGTCACCGCTGCTCCGGTGCCGCTCACCTGTAGTTTGTGCTCGCACCTGCAGCTGTTGTCCGCTCCGCAGCTCTTGCACATGCCGTGCTCGTCCCAGCCTTCGTACTTTAGATGTTTCTCCATCTGTGCCAGGTCGGTGTCGATGTAGATCGCCACCATGTCGTCTTTCTTGACCTTGATCGACTTCAGCTGCTTGGCGTTACATACGACGTCCGCATGCGACACCTCGTCGCACTTGACGCTGTGCGGCTTGTGCACGGTGTACAGGCTCAGCCTGTGCGTGTCGGTCGCCACAAACTGCACCTTGCTCGGCGTGAGATGGATCAGAATACCCGCCAGCGGCCAACGACTTCTGCCCTTGCATGTCGCGAATTCGACTTTTTTTATCGCCTCCTTCCACACCTTTGCCTCCAACTCCACCATTGCCTTTGCCATGATCAGTCCTCCGCCTCCTCCTAGAACAACGTCCCGTTCTCGACGTAGAAGCCCCGCTGCTTCCACGACCAATGCTCGACTTCCAATCCTGCTTTCTCGAATCTCGCGCCAAGATCCTGCCACCGATGGCAATCTGGTGGCTCGCTCTCGCTGCACATGATCGCCACCACGCCCTTGTCGCACATCTTCCTCACCTTCAGCACTCCTTCGAGCCTCTGAACCTCCGTCCACTCGTGCAGCCCTCCAAGCACTTTCCCCATCCACACGTACTCGATCTCGCCCAGCTCGATCGCATCCATCAGCGCTGGCCTGTTGAATTCCGGACGCCATCGGCTGTAGGGCCTGCTCCTCACATCCACCAAGACCTTCACCTTGAACCTTTGCAGAATCCCCACCAGCTCTGCAAGCGGACGATTCCCGTACCCGATCGTCAGAATCTGCATCGTCTTCGTCCTTTCCTCATCGACCTCGATGCTCTCCAGATACTCCTCCGCACTCTCTCGCTCTCCCGGCGAGATTTCACGCTTCACTCTCAGTCTCGGTCCGTTCGACTTGCCTTCTTGCCAGGCTTTCCTGGCATGCATCGCTCTCTGCCATGCTTCGTATGGAAGCTTTATCTCGGTAGGCATCGCCTCTCCCTGTGGGTCCAAGACGTATTGAGTATACCCCACACGTCTCACTTTGTCAAGTGGATTCGGAGCTTTTTCGTCTCAATCGCCTCGCTGTGCCTTGACGTAGTACCACTCCTTCCAGCATGGGCTATCGTGGTGCGCGTTGTTGATCGCCAGCTCCTGTCCTCGCTTGTAAATCTTGAAGCTGCACTCGGTCTTGGGCAAGATCTCGCGCAAAAGTTCCTGGCCTTCGTGGCAGCCGTGGAAGACCTTCATCCCGCTTTGTCCTCTCCATCCGAAGTTATCCACACGCACGATCCAGCCGCCAGTGCTGCCTGCATCAATGTCTTTCATAACCTCAGTCAGCTCGTCGCACAGGTACTCCCACTCGAATCTGATCAGATCCGGATCTTCGCACGCCTTCCTAAACGCCTCGTCGTCTGTCAGCGTCGGATCCTGCTCCTGCAAATACTCAGCCTGCTGCCTGGCGATCTCGCACGTGTCCCAGACCAGAATCGGCTTCTCTTCAGTTGCTGTCGTCATCGTCTTTCCCCCAATGCTCGTCATGGATCTTGCTAGCCACCTGTTCCGCCTCCTGGAGCGTGTCGAATACACCAACCTCCAGCGGCTCTGTCGCGTTGCTCTCGTATTCGTCCTTGCCGTCGGTCACCGTGATTTTCTCGACCTCGACCCATACCTTGTATCGTGTCTCGATCTTCTCCTCTGGCTCTTCCGCAGTCTGCGCCACAACCGCCTGTGCCTTCCTGTACGCATCCTCCTCGCCTTCTGAAGGCACGATGCCGTACTTCATGTCGCTCTCGACCGTCTGTTCCATCAGGTAGATCAATGCCTCAAGCAGCTCAGGCGCCACCCGAAACACTGGCGGTAGCTGATCGACGATCGCATGTGACAGGTTCGGCGCATCGTCCGGATCAACGCATGCGGTCTCGCATACCAGGATCTCTTGAATGCGCTCGCTCAATTCCGTTTGCGTGCTCATGCGTTGCCCCTTTCCTTCTTCTCCGTCTCTACGGCGTTTTTTGCCCTTCGGTGAATTGCCTCGACAAGATCTGCAGTATGCTGCAGATTGATCATCCGCAGCGTGGAGTTGATTGTCTTCATTTCCGCGAGTGCTTCAGCCGATTCCGTTGGTGAACCTTGGGCGCGTTCTGCGCTCTGCATCAATCTCCACATGCGCCGACTGAATGCCTCAAGGCAATGGGCAGTGACCGCAAAGTGTTCCCGTTCGCTAATCATTGGCTGTGCTCCTTTCCTTCGGCTTTGGCGATAGCAGAGCGCGTTTCTTGCGCATACGCAGCCAGCTGCATAGCCAGCGCTTCCTGCTCCTTTGGCTCTATCCATCCTCCTGAGCAAAGTTGTTGGGCCGCTGCATCCATTACGGCTTGCGCATTCTTGCATGCCTCAAGCACTTCCGGCGCGGCCTCGATCAACCTCGATGCCTTTGTGGCATCGGCAAGCGACCGTCCGTTGTCGAGAGAGACCTTGCAGCCGAACGTCCCGCCAGCGTACTCGATCTCCATCGCCTTCATTTTCATCTCGTCCTCCTAGTAATGCGGCATACCGTGCCGCTTGCACATGGCCTTGCGGCCCTTCAGATTATACGGCAGCTGTCTCGTCAGCTCCCGTCTGTCCACCGGGTACTCGCCGCGCTCTGGGTCAAGCACGATCGGCAGCTTGCATCGCAGCGATCGCACCCACGTCACCAATATCCAGTCTTTCTTGTCTCGCTTGAGCCAGTAGCGCAGATCCATCGTTGTCCTCCTAGCCCCATTCTGCGGCTTCCACCTGAGGAAGCCTGCTCGTGATCCTGTGCGCCATCTCGTCTGACATCCGCTGCAACTGGCTGTACAGCGCCATCTGTGGTATGTTGCCCTCGCTGCATTGATAGATCAGACAGCGTAGCGCCTGGTACGCCTGGTGAATCGTCGGGCTGGCCACCGCTTCATACTCGTATTCCTTGTCCTTGCCGTCCTCATCAACCGGACCAGGCACCTGGCCACTGTCGATGCAGTCAGGATAACGCTGCCTGATCGCTTCCCGGTTCAGGTTCCAGACACGGGTCCAGAACTGCTGCTGCTGCTCACGGTCCTGCATCTGTGGCCACGCCCGAAGTGGCTCACTGCCCCAGGCATTCCACAGCGCGAACGTCATCAGCTTGTCGATCGTGCTCTTGTCCACTACGTATGCGCTCATCTCGTCCTCCTCCCTACGCTCCTGGCGTGATCATCTGGCTCCTGAGCACCATCGGCTTGACCACGATCGTCACGCCCGCCTCTGTCTCCAGCGTCCACTCGACTCGGTTCAGATCACAATGCCACGTTCTGCTCTTGTCCACGTTCACGCCTCGGTTGTTCGCCGCCGCCATGCCGCTCATCATCGCATGGTCCATCTTTTCGAACAGCCAGTGATCCTCCTGCACCTCGCTGTAGTAATGCAGCAAGTACATCGTCCGTCCTCCTATCTAAGCCTGCCTTCTCCGAAGTTCTCGCCCTTCAGCGCCTGCGCCATCTGCGTCTCGCGCTTCATGATCTTATCCCACTCCTGATCGGCCTCGGCCAGCAGCTGCCTGCTCGGTAAACAGCAATGCTCGCTGTAAGCCAACACGTCCTCATCTGGAAATCCTCGCCCGCCACAGCAGGCGCACTCCTCGCCTTTGCGTTCTGCGTTGGTTCTCTCGTTCAGCTCGTACCTCAGCGCCTCGATCAGATCTCCGAACAGCCTCGTCTGCCTGTCCATCCTATTCCCTCCCGCTCTTGATGATCGTCTGTGCCATGACCTCGATCACCATGTCCCGAAGCTCTTCCGTCTGCGTCTCGTGGCTCAGCTCCTCGTCGTCCTCGTCTAGCTTGTCGAAGTACTCGGTCTCGACCCACACGTCCCAGCTCCCGCCTGCCGGGCAGAGAAGCACCTGCAGGTCCATGTACGTCTCGCCATGCAGCGCTTCGCTGATCGCATCCGCCGCCGCTTGCGTAATCACGTTCGTCAGCTTGAATCCTGCCATCGTCCGTCCTCCTTTTTTCTAGCAGTTGTAAACGCCGTTGCCCTCACTGTCTTGCACCCACACAGAAATCTCTTCGCCGAAGTTGCTTGAGCGGCTTCCGTTCAGCCAACCATTTGCAAGCTCGGCCTCGTGGCTCTTCGCACGCTCAATCGCTTCAGCCTCGGTATCGAAAATCTCGCCGTCGTCAGTAACGCCGTCGACTGAGATCATCACAATGTACTCAAGGTCCTGCTTCTTCTCGTTGGCGTTGGTCATTTCGTGCTCCTGTGTTGTAACCAAGACATATATACTATACCACACGGATTCGGTTTGTCAAGTGAATTTGCCGGGAAATTGTTTTTTCACAAAAAAAAGACCTGGCTTTCGCCAGGCCTCTAGGCAGGTTTGGCTTTGAGGTTTACGTCTCGGCTTCGACTTTCGCTTTCACCGTCTCGTAGTATTTCTTGACGATTTCGACCATCCTGACCAGGATAGCGCTGATCGACCGGATGTCGTCTACCTTCTTCACCGTCCGCATGATCTCCTTGAACTTCGCGAAGTGCTGATACTCTACCACGTCCACGGTCCTGGCATCGCGGCTGATCAGCTCCAGCACCTGATTGTAGTCCTCCATTTGGTTCTGCAGGAACGTCATGTTCAGAACCTCGAATTCGATCGGCAAGCAGATCTCCTCGCTCCTGACGTGGCTGAACTCGAAATTGAGATCTGCCAGCACGCCGGTCGCGATCTTCGCCTCCACATCCTTGATGCTGTCGTAGATCTCCTTCAGAATCTGCTGATCGTCCTCGCCGTTCAGCGCGTTGTGCGCCAGCTGCTTGCTCTTGATCTGGTCTTCAGTCAGCTCCTCTGGCAGCACCATCACGTACAGCTCCGTCACGTTCGCCATCCTCGCAGCCCTTACCCTGTGGTGGCCGCTGATGATCGGAAATTGCAGATTGCCCGCCGGGTTCAGTTGCTTTGTGCATAGCGGCATGCTCTCCAGCCTATTGTCCGTTGCGATATTCGCCTGCAGTCTTTTGAACCGCTCAGCGCTCATCACCCTCGCATTGCGCTCCTGCTCTCGCGTCAGGTCTACGTGCACTTTCCAGATCTCAATTCCTGTATCGAGCGTTATCGCCAACTGCGGATCTGGCCTGTCAACCGGCTTGCTCGGTTTCTGCTCTGGCATTTTCCCTCTCCTGAAGCTCTCGCAGGAACAGCTGCACGCAGTCCGCATACGTCCTGTCGTAGAACTTGCACTCGTACATGATTTTGTACAGCCCGTTTTTCATCTTCTCGCGCTTGACCACGTCAAGCAGCCCGTTGTTCAGCTTCACCTTCCTGTACCTGCTCAGGCACGTCGTCCTGAAGCCCTGGATCTCGAAAATCCTGTTCGTCTTCAGCGCGTGCCGCATGATCTGACCTTTCAGGAACTCCTGGCACGTTATGGCCATCATCAACAGCCGGTTCGCCGTCGGGTACTTCTTCATCGGCGCATTAAACCCATAGGTCTCGAACACGTACTCGCTTCCTTCCTCCATGCGGCGGAGGTGGCCTGTGTGCAAGCCAACGATTCCGAAGATCTGTCCGTCTATGAGCATCACGAAATAATGCTCTGCCAACGTCGCGCCCAGCTTGTGCGCCCACAGATCGCGGTAGTAGCTCGCAACGTTGTGGTCCACACCTTTGCCGATGAAACTCACCTTGCTGTCTGGCCGAATCTCGTAATCCTCCGAGATGATCGGAAGTGGCAGTCTTTCGCTTTCCTTCCACGGCCTCTGCCATGCGATCCCGTCGAATTCCGGTGCGTCCTTCAGCACCTCCGGCTTGGTTATCATGCAGTAGCTGTAGCTCACCGGGCTGAACTGCAGGCCCCAGAACAAATCCTCTTCTGGCAGATCGTCCTTCAGGTTGTACCTCGCCCATATGTACGTCGCCGGACTTTTCTTGCTCTCCAAGTATAGATTCCCGAACTCGTCGTCGAAATCCATCTCCGGCGCCGTGAAGCCCCACGTCAGCTCCGGCTCGAAGTCGAACATCTTGGTATAGCCTTTGCGATACGCAGGCGGATGTACCAGCACCAGCGTTCGTTCGTCGTACTCGGCCCTCACCACATCGCGGATGTCCGCCATCTCGTACTTCATCCCGCCAAGTTTTTCCTTCTGTTCCTCAAGTTGCGTGCATAGGCTCGCCAGGCACATATCTCGCTTGTCTATAAAATACTGCCTGTACTGGGTGAGGTACATCTTGTTTGATTTCAGTTGACGCACGCGCATCAGCCATAGCAGGTAGGCTGCTTTTGCTACTTCTCGCTTGAATTTCCTGTATGCTAACTCGTGCTCTTCGTCCAGCTTGATCGGAAGCTCGTCGATCGGCCTTCCTGCGTACCAGCACCCAAGCACGGCACTGAACACGCTGATGTCGCTGCACTCCGCCTGCTTCGGATCAAAGCCCGCCGCGATCGCACCTCGTACCAGACAGAACTGTCCCGCGCATGGCACAATCAACCTGTCGTACCTATGCTTGATCTTCGCCATCAGCGACGTAAGCATATCTCGCTCAGGCTGAGGATTCACACCCTGGAATATCTTGCCCATCGGATTCATAGGTTTGGTTGCGGGTGCAGGAGTCGAACCATGCGTCTTCCGGCGCAGAACCGGGTATTCTACCGTTGAACTATCCCGCAGTATCCTTTCTTTTCTTCGCCCGTTCGTTCAGTTCAAGCAGTCGTTTGTCGAACTCTTCCTGCGTGACCTTCTTGTCTCTCTCAGCCTGCTCGTCCACGAACTTGATCGGAACCTTGTTCTCCACCTCCGGCACCAGGCCCACGGTCTTGTACAGCTCGCTCTTGAACCTCACGATGCCCGTGCGCGTCTGCAGAATCTGAATGCGCCTGCCGCTCATCTCCATCGACGCTTCGCCACCAAGCATCATCTGGTACTCGCGTCTGAGCTGCATGTCTATGCCTTCGAGTGCCAGTATCTGATCTTCAACCAGCTGCCCTGGATTGCCGATGTTCAGATACCTTCGCATCCACTCGTGGCGCCTGTGCCAGTCCCTCCTTACTGTGTTCGCCAGCCTCTGCAGCGTTTTCGAATACTCCTGCGCTTGTTCCCTCTCTTCTGGTGGATTTCCAAGTTCGACCTTCGCCACCTGCAGCGCTGCATCAGTAGCTGTCAGGCCCATGCCTTCAACGAGACGTACCATTGCGAAACGCCGATTTCGCAGGTAGTCATCTTCTTCGTCTCTAAGGTCGTTTGGATCAAGCGGTTCGATTTCGGCAAGTTCGCCCATGACATATTTGCCGCTTTCTGTCTCAAGAGATGTTGTCGATTATGGAAATCAACTAGACCTCTTTCAACATCTTTTTCGCCCGGCCGATCGCCTCGAAGCCCTCTCCGATCGTGATCGTCTTTCGCTTGTTCTTGGTCCTGTGTGCCTCGTACTCACCGGCCTCCTTCGGATCCATCTTGACAATCCTCTTCGCCAGCCTCCTACTGATGCCCCGCGGCCGTTCGATCCTGCTCGCGTCGATCCCGGCCATCCTGATGCTCTTCTGCATCCGCTCCTGGATCCTCTCCTTGCGCTCTGCCAGCAGCATCCGCCTTCCCTCTTCGATCAAGCTCATCAGCATGTCGAAGACATCGTCCTTCGTATCGTCAAAAGGACGATCTTTGTCGCTGGCATTGAACCTGTGCTTCGGCGGGAGTCGCACCCCGATGGCTTCGAAAAAACACCTGATCCCAAACTCTCTGACTTTCTGCTTTGCCGCCCCCCACGACTCCCCGCCGGATTTCGTCTGTCCCAAGCATCCCCCCCTTTGCCGCGCCAGTAGAAAGCTACACGGCTTGGGGGCATGTTGCAAGCACATTCTCCGATCGAAGTTGCAAGTGGTTTATTCGACGTCAGTTTTTGCGAGACAACGCGCACGCCTGGCTTCTGGGAAATCCCACAATCCGAGCTGGCCCTTGTACTCAATCTGGTTCCTGTACACCACCGGTTTCTTGAAGTACCATCCCACAAGACCATGCTCGTGCCATGTGCTGCGCCTGGGCTTCCGCTGGCTGATGCAGTCGTACATCTCGACCTCGCCCAGCATACAGCCCATGGGGAACATGCCAAGCCTGAGAGCGAAATCGTACCTGGTCCTAAGCATCTCATACGCTTCGCTGTCAAAGCTCTGGCTCGCGTGAATGCACAGCAGTCCGCGGTGCTTGGTTTTCCACCGCCTGTTCTCGACATCTTTCCAGACGTGAACGCCCGTGTGCCTGTCCAGTGCACCGTGGATGATCAGCTGCCCCCAAGGCTGCTTCACGCTCAAGGCTTTAGGCATTGGCATTTCTCCTTCTTCTCGATCACATTGCCGGTCTTGACCGCCTTGGTCCTGATCACCGTTCCCTTGTGCAGGGTCAGGATCGTGCTCTCGCCAGTCTCGATCAGCTCGGCCTTGACCGTCACCTGCTGCTCTATCCTGAATGCCTTGTCACGTTCTGTTACACTCGCGCTGCATCCTGCGCATAACACGAGCGCTATCAGTAACTTACGCATGCTATCCTCCTATCCATCCTATCGGACACTCTCCATATGCCTTTCTCATCAGCGCTATCGTCTCCTCGTGCGTTAAAGGGTTTCTTGTCCTGATTCCGTAATCGCATGGCAGCGACTGACTTACGCCATACAGCCGGCAGATAAGCGGCCTTCTCTCGTACACCGGGCATCCGCCGCTGCAGACATATGCGCTGCATCCGCGCTTGATCGTCGTTCTCCTGATCTTGATCGGCAATCCTTGCTCGTCCAACCATGTCTGCATCGCATGCCGATGCGCTTCTCTGCAGCACAGGTCGCAGCCCTCGACACAGTCTGCCTCCGGTATCCTGCTGATGATTCTGTACCAGGCCTTGTGTGCTCTGGCAAGCTCGATACCTTTCCACTTCCGCAGCTTTTTCTCCGTGTAGCTCATCGCTCCTATTCCAGCTCTGGCTCATCATGGAAATAGTCGCAGTCGCTCTCGAACTCCTGCTCCATCTTTGTTACAATCTCGTCTTTTGCGCGTCTCATTTCCTTGTCTAGCGTCCTGTCTAGCTCTTCCGCGGCTTTCTCGCCAGCCCTCCTCGCGATGAACTCCTCCATCTGCTTCCGCTCCTCCGGGTCCTGGGCATCAAGCCAGATCTGGTCCACTGTGCGCTTCAACTCCTTGCACGGCCCGCACAGCAAGTTGCTCCGCTGCCAGTCCTTGCCAAATGCATGCCCGATCTCCTGCAGTATCACATCATGGGCCTTGACCTCAACCGGCTCTGCCTCGCGCTGGAAGCAGCTCCTGCAGCTGAAGCCTTTAAGAACGACAATGGGCTGGCTCATGGCGCTTCTCCTTTGTGGTCTTTGTCACTTCGGCCTCTATCAGCGTATCTCCGATCCGGACCTCCAGCCTGGGCTTGCGCCAGCTCATGGTCACGTTGCAGCAGCGCGTGCACGCTATCACGGTCTGGATGATCCTGACCATCAGCTCCTTGGCAAAGATCGTGTTCCGCTGCTCGGTCAGCCGGTTGCGCTTGCCACAGGCCGCGCACTGGCCGTATTCAGTCAGCGTCATCATTCCTCCTTTATGGCCCTACAAGGCAGTCGTGAGAACTGGCAAGCATACCGCATTTGGAACAGGTCACAGACCAGCCGTTTTCAAGATCCACTGCCGGCCCGTCCCATTTGTGATCACAGTCCTTTTTGTAATGCAGCCGTATGCATTCCATTATCGGCAACGCACACCTGGTCCTATCACAAGTATATCCGCAGTTGCACCTGCATGGATCGACGTCTTTGAATCTCTCGTGAAGCTGCTCAAGCGTTATCATCGGACTGCGATCTTCTCTGAGCATCAATCGCCTTTCTCTTCTTCCGCTTACGCCTTCCGAGAATGCTCACTTGCGGGTTATCTGGCGTTGTGCGCAATCAGTTCGCAGCCCTCGACGTGACAGAAGTCGTCAATGCGACAGTCGAAGCAGACGGTGAAGTTCGGGCAATGGTTCTCCACGATTTCGTAGACCTCGTTGCCGAAGCGGTCGCGCAGTGCATTCAGCACGGCCGTCAACATGCGGCTGTTGCCGTGGCCGACGACGGGGCAGTGGTTGCAGTCGCCATCGCACAACAACGCATGATCCATCATTCGCCTTTCCATCTACGCAGCCGCTCGTTCCAGAACCGATACGGGAACACTGAGTATATATGTGCCTTCACCGCCTCAGCAACATTTTTCTTATGCAGGCGCTTGGCTTGTCGTACTTGGTGCATCAGCAGTGTCTGGTTCTCGTTATTCACCTCATAGATCCCTGCGAAATCCGGCACTTCACCTGGCTCGACCATGCCCTTCGGAAGGATGTAGCTGAACTCAATCGGACCACGCTCATCACCGGCTGCCAACATCTCCATCTTCGATCCCGTGTTTTCCTTGCGCCATTTGTGGCCTCTATGCCTGTACTCCCAGTCTGTCTTGTTCCAGTCATTCTTCAGATCGGCCTTGGTCAGCTTGATCTCATACTCGTGTGCGCAATCTGCCTTGGTTATCCCAAGCAGATCACACTCGAACCACCTGACCGGCGTGTAGTTCGGGATGAGGATCTTGTACCTGTGGCTGTGCAGCCTGTAGAAGCACATCTGCACATCAAACTCTGTCAGCCGGACTCCCACCGTTACCCACCTGATTCAAGATGCACACGCTCGCCCGTAGCGGATACCCTGTCGAGTGATCCTTGCCCAGCAGCTTATTGAACAGCCTGCACGTCCACTGCCCGCTGTACCACACGTGCTCGCACGCGCCTGAGGCGCTGTAGCAGTGTTCGCGATCACCCATCTTTCCCAGCTCTATCTTTACCTGCATCGTCTTTCCTCTCATAGCTCTCGTACTTCAGATTGCCCTTCCAGGTCATGCGCTTGTAGTCGAAGCTGATCTGGCCTGGCTCGCACACCATCTCTGCCTCGTCCGCGCTCATCCTGCTCTTGAGCTTCTTCGTCCCAGGCCATAGCTCGAACAGTACGGGCTTGGTGAACAGCACGATCCCATCGCCCTCGGTCTCAATCCTGTCGGCTTTCAGATACTGAATCAGAACCCCGTCCTCGAAATCAGGCGCCTGTACGCTCGTTGCATGGAACCGCTCGCGCATGACCATCGACCTGCGTTCGCGCTTCATCTCCAGGCACACGTCATCCACGCCCTTCTTCGACGCGTACAGGCCAAGGAAGAACCCGCTGAGGATCCCGCTGGCCAGAACGATCGCATAGAACACGACTCTGGCGTAGATGCTCATCCGATGTCCGTCCACCATATATTGCCCGCCAACTGTCCAATCTTCAGCCTTCTGCGGCTCAGTCTCCAGGCGCACGTAACCAGGCTGCGGTAGTGGCGACTTAACAGAATCGAACACCACCTGGTCGTCCTGCCCTGGCGGGCCTGGTCGATCGCTTCCTGAACCGTCTGGCATTCTACGATGCCTCCTTCTTCAGCCGGGCACTCGCCTTGCGTTCCTTGGCGATCTTCTTCATCGCCCGCATTGCCTGCGTGTACTCCATGTACTCGCCCTGGACCTGGAGCACAGGCAGAGGAATGTGGTCTGTGGCTATGCTTTCGCAAAAGGCTACCAGCTCCCTGCTTCCGTTTTCGCGCCAGCCCTCGTGATGGTCGTAGCGATCGGCCAGCTGAACGAACTCGTACTCGAAGCCCATCTCGCTCGCATGCTTCTTCGCGTTCTCGCACTTCTCGCATCCATCGGCTCCAAAGATCTGGACAGTCATCATTATCTACTTTCCGTGTCTGGGTTTCAAACCATCCTCTCAGCCTTCCGTTTTGCCTTCTTCTCACGCCATAGCCTGGTCCGCATATCGACCATCCTGCCGCTGAACAACTCCCGGCGCTCTGCCTGTACCTCATTCCGAAAGCGCTCGTAGTCGCGCTCAGTCCAGTCCTTCTCCGCCTTCATCGTACTCCTCCCGCGCTTTCATCCTGCGTTCAAGATCACACGTGCACGGCCCGAAGCCGCTGCGTTTGTAGCTCTCGCACCACTTTAGGTGATACGGTAGGTCAAGCTCGGTCTCGCCTATCTTCTGCCCCTTGTGCGTTCGGAACCTGGCCATCAGCGGATCACCACGATGTACGCGGTCGTGGCACTCAGGACAGAGACCTACGCCTACAAGCAAATACCACTCAGGGCCGGCCTCTTCGATCTCCTTCAGACTCAGCTGACTCTTCGGCTTCTTGTGATGCGGCACTGGAAAGCCGTCTGGGCCGAATCGGAAACCACAGCCGCCAGCACAGCGCCATCCCTGACGCTCCCATATCTCACGAGCCTGCGACTGGGTAAAGTTTTTGCTGACTTTCATTCGTTTGATATCGTAGCCGTCCTGTTGCCTGCTTTCTCTATCTCATTGTGCAGATCAGCAAGCCCGACCTCAATCGCTTTCTCGCTGCTGGCCATGACCACCGTCGGATACAATTGGCACACGCTTTTCAGCTCCTGGCAGTTGACCGTGCCCAGGTGCGCCTGACCTGCAAGTGCGATCTCTCGCATCTCACGCATGCTCTCGAACATCGCAACCGGCACCAGCACATACCGGTTCGGATACAAGTGCATGCTCTTCAGCTTCTCCACCAAGTCCTTCTTCGCCCCGCCTATGCTACCCACCTGCTGCTCTTCGTTTTCTGTCACCATCGTCGTCTCCTCATTTCGCTGAACATTCTCCCCGCACCTCGTACTTATGAAAGCCCCGTTTGCAATGGATGCACATCACGCATTGGTTGCCAGGAAACTCAGGATGCTCCACGCATGGACCGTGCGGCTTCTTCGCAGGCTTGCCCATGAATGAAAACGGAACTGAGCCGCCGCGCTCGTGCAGTTCATTCTCTATTTTCAGCCGCTTGTTCTCTGCACGCAATTCACGCAGCTCGCGCTCCTGATCCGTTTCGTGCATCATCTCAAGAAATTCGTGGCTCATCAGCTCCTTCTCATTTGTGTAAAAAGTCATCTGCCCGCCTGATCTCAATCTTGTTCTCGTGTCGGTTCTCGCACACGACAGTGCCTGGTCCGCTGCCTACTAGGATGTGTCCACAGCTGTTGCTGTGGCCCATCATGCAACAGAACTTGAACCGCATCTCATACTCGGTCAGGAAGCCCCGGTATTCGCCATTGACATAGATCTTGTATCGCATTGACACTCCTATTCTCAAACCCAACACTGTCATCTACCAGGGCACCATATTGGCAGTGCTCGTCCAACAACGCCCAGGTCTCCGTGCATCTGATAGTCGAACATCGACGTGAACTTCTCAGGACACGCAACCTGCCCATGCGCCCAAACTCCTTTCTTCGATCCATACCAGTAGTCCCAGACTCCTGGGCATGCATATTCTTCACGCCTTGCGCCATGCCGCTGGATGCAGCGGAAGCACTGGCGTCTGTTCTTCAGTCGTTTGGTGCTCATAGTCGCCTCAGTCCGTCGTATCGACAGTCCGGTATCCCATGCGTCCGTCCATTTCGATCCTGGCGCAGATTTCATCGAGAAGCTGTCGCGTGGTCGCGCATCCAAGGTTTGGTTGTGTTCCTGTATCGATTCTCGCATTCCACGACCGCATTGCTGATTCTGGTCGGAGGAAATCCTGCGTCATCGCACAACATTGGATCGCCATGCATTCAACCGCATGTACAACGCGCTCACTCACGACTCTCTCTACCACGTGCGCTTCGTTCCCGCAAAACGGGCATGGCTTCAGTTCTTCCATCGTCGTCTCTCCTCCATCTTCTCCGTCATCTGCTCCATGCAATTCTCGTCCTCATCCACGTGCGAGATGGCCGTCACCAGCTTGCAGCTGAAGTCGGCCGGTACGTCCATGCTCGACAGCCGTACCTCCGTGGCGTCGAACACAACCACACGCCCGCCGCTCGCGTACAGCCTGACCTCGGCTCGCTTGATGCCGTCAACTGGTCTCATGCGTTCGTCCTTTACGCCTTATACGACTGCTGCTCCGCAACCTTGAAGTCAATCACCCAAACCCACGGGTTCCTATTCCACTCGTAGCCACGCTTGGCGTTGATAGAATCCCAAAGCAACCTGAAATGCTCAATTGGATCATACCACTCGCCATCATTCGGCTCAGCGTAATCCACGCCTTCAGCCAAAGCATCCTTTGTTGAAATGCGCTGCACTCGCTCAACTCGGATTCCCTTCACCTTCAAGTCAAGACGACTAGCCCAACGCGGCATATGAATAGATGGACGCTTGCGCCAGAATGGTCGATACGCCTGCCCCGGCCTTGCATCTTCACTCCCAAGCTCACATGTCGCGGCATACTTGACTTTCTTTGTCCCGCTCCAGGTGGCATCCTCGTCATCTGCACCATCCCAGGGCGGCATGGAATACCGACCAAGCTGATACCACGTTTCGCGCACCCACAACTGGTCAAATTCCCACGGGCAGTTCACATCAAAGTCCAGACATTGCCAACACGGCTTGCCATTTGCTCGCTCTATCTCGTTCAGCAACTTCCATATGGCTGGCTTGCACACACGCCGCGTTTGCGTCTTGACCCCATCCAGAATCGCCCGCACCATCGAGCCAGAGAACAGAATGGGTTTTTCGTCTACAGCCTTCGCCTCATCCATTCGCTTATCCCCTCACGCCTTTTCGGAATAGTCGATCAAAAGCCCAAATCAAAACACTCAATAGCAAGCCTCAAAGCCTTTTCTGCTTGCGCCTTTGCCCCTCGTCCGTAGAAATTTATCTCGCCACGGTAGGCTTCTAAGATGCGCTGGCCTAGCGGGGTCAACGCTTGGACGAAATAGCATGTCGATTCGCCTCTTACCTGTTCACGCTGCACATGTAGATCATTCATGCTATTCGCTTATCCCCTCTTTTCAGAATACTCCATGCCCTCAATCTTTTCCTCTAGTTCATTGATCTGATCCTGTAGCCGCTGCGTAAACTCATCCGCATCTTTTCGGTATCGCTCAAATTCATTAACGTTGTCCGCAAGCGCGTGGCTCAGCTTTTGGCATTCTTCTGCCAGCCGCTCATTCTCTGCGCCTAATTTTTCGGCCAAAGCGTGATCTTGTTCATGTAAAAACTTTTCGCGTTCCAATTGTTCAAAAACATCTGACTTCTCTGCGCGAAGCTGCCGCCTTTCTTCGTCTAATCTTTCATCTGTTGTAGGTGTCATCATTCGCCTTTCTATTCTGGATGCTTGGCGCGGTAGGCAGCGATAGCTTTAGACACCTTCGTAAACGTCATCAGTCCATCTCGGTATTCTTCTGCGGCCCGTATTACTTCTTCCGCGTCTGCTTTCAGCCGCTCATTCTCTGCGCGAAGCTGGTCATATGCTTCCATTAACGCAGGCCCATTGACGCCACACCTTGGGCATAGTGCCGTATCGTCTGGTCTGAACTGTCCATTTTCAATTCCCATACCATACGCCTTTTCGGAATGCTCGCGAATATACTTGCACACTCGCGCCTCAAACTGCGGTTCGGCCACGCGCAACTGTTGGATGCTTTCAACTGCGTCCTTCCTGTAACGAAATACTGTTGCCCGATGACACCACTTCCCGTTAAGGCGTTGTTCAACTACCCACACATACGGCCTTGCAAACGAGTTAACCATTCGTCTTTCCCCTCTTCTCCGAATACTCTGGCTCTACAACCTTCGATGCCGCAAACCTCAATTCCTTAGGCGGCACCAACACCTCGCACCGATCAAAATGCACATTGCCGAGAATCGTTATCTCTCCACAGCAACTCGCATCAAAATGCGCAGATGACATTATGGTCAAACTGGCAGCGCAAATCTTCTCCTGGTTCACCGTGACGTGATGGCAGAGCACAACATCATCATGCGGCCCTGGCACAGATCGCCGATCCCATGTACACGCATCGCTCCACAGGCCGGACTTGCGCGATGTGAATACCTTGCCGCCATGCGTAGGCGCTGCCGTGATCTGGCTCGGTATGTACTGCCAGCCCTTCGGCATGAATAGCGCCACGGCAGAAAGGCTCGCGCCCTTCAGAAAGGTTCGCCTCAGCATTGCTTACCCTCCAGCAGTGCCTTTCGCTTATCGATCCTCTCCTTGCAGCCGTTGCACACCCGCCCCACGCACAGCATCGGACGCCTGCCGCCTGCCAGCATCCGCTGGACCTGGTCACCGCGGAAGCGTGTCTTCTGCTCATACCACGGGCTGCTCTTCTTCTTCGGCACGCGCTTCTCGCAGACCATGCAGACGACGGTCTTCTTGCCCTTCCTCTCTAGCTTCTGGCGCTCGTACCGACGCACGCGCTCGTAGTACAGCTTGCGCTTCTGGCGCTCGGTCAACGGCTTGTCGCTATCCATCTTATTTCTCCCTGGCTCCCCTCGCCCTCTGCATCAAGACGTTTTTGACCGCAAAGTCTGCTAAAGAAATCGCGTCACTCATATCGCCCCCACGGTCTTTGGCCGCCCATTTCGTATACTCCGGCCACAAGTGCGGCGCGATCAGCTTGCGCTCTTCCTTGCCCGTGCCGCGTGTCCACTCATTCACGCCCACGCAGTCAACTGTATACCCATCCCAGATCGTGTAGCAGTGCCACCAGATCGCGCCCACGGCCATGCCATAGATACTCATGCCGCTGACCTTCTGTCTGTTCAGCCTGCCGTGGATCTTACCCTCCGGTATCTCAATCACGATCCTCTCCGGCAGTCTGGCTCGTACGATCTCACCTACCTTGCCGCACATGATTTCGATCCTGGCCAACGGCGGCAGACTTGCCTTCGGAATGATCAACCCGGCATCGACGATGTCAATGCCTTCGGCCCAGGCCCAGCCAGTTCTGAGACTGCTTGGATCAAGCGCGAGGATCTTCATCCAGCTCCCTTTCAATGCGATATATCATGTCATCAATCTCTTGCCGCAGCTTCCCGCATACGTGTTTGTTCGCTGGCGACCCGCTTTCTGTCCATGCGCCTGAAACGAATTCGTCGACAGCCCGCTTCAGGTTCATGAACTTCTCGCCAGGAAAGTACACCTGCTCTGCTCCAGCCTCTGCGAAATTTTCATTCAGCAGACCGTTGCTCGTGCGGAAGTCCGACATTCCGGACGCCAGCTCGATCGAAAGCTCCGAAATGCCTGATAGTGCACTTCGCATGCGCCTCAGTTGTTCTTTCCTGTCTTTGAGCAGCAACCTCTCAATGTAGTTCATGTCTCTTCTCTTTCATCTGGATGGTCTCGATCTTCCGATCCAGATCCATGCAGGATCCGGACACGCACAGCAAAACGCTGGCCTTGCATTCCGGACACTCGTACTGATCGCCAGGATACACATGCGCCTCACCCCACCTGGCACCCAGGCCGTTCTTGATGCACTTCATCTCCACCTGGCATAGTGCGCAACAGATCATCAGATTTCTCCTACTCTTGGGTCGCGATCGATTCCCAGTACCGGATGTGCTTGCCGGTGCTCTTCGCATATTCGATCTCTCGCTTGGTCGAATATCCGACATAGCCACCGACATTCAAAACCAGGATTTCATCAGCCATGTCGATCTTGCGCAGGTGTAAGACATCCAATCTGATCTTGTCATCGTCCGTGTGCTCGATGCCATTGTGGTGCAGCCATCGCCCGTGAGATCCTACGCTCAGCACGATATTGCCGGCCTTGGTCTCTTCATAGTTGGCCATGTCGTACGCTTCATCAAACCTGGTCGATCCACATAGGCAAACGACCTTTGGCCTGCCACTGAATATCATGAAAGTATCGTCGCCCATTATCTATCCTCCAAAACAAACTTCGCGTGGTTCGCCATATCCTTGATCGCTGCCTTCAGCCTGGCTACGTCCTCATCCCGCGCCTTCAACTCCAGGCCAACGCGGTTCAGCATAGGTCGCCGCTGCCAGTCGGCGATGAACATCTTGACCTGGTGAATTTCACACGACTGGTTGCTGCATCTCACGCGCCCGACATCCACTCGCTCTGCCGCATGGTCACAGAACGGACAGGCTAGGACTTGCTCAATATTCGGCATCACAGATCCTCCACATGAATCGCCACCGTGCAGCAGGACAAACAGCTCTGTCATCACCCAGTATGCCCGGCTTGACTTGCTGCTTTCCTCGTATAGCTCGGTGAGCAAATCGCATTTCCGACAGGTAGTCACAGATCCTCCACTCCGTCCTTGAACCCCATGAGCCACGCCTTCCGGAAACCCCAGCCGCCGGCCTTGCGCTTGTACTGGCAGTCAGCTGTTCCCTTGCCGGTCATCGCAGCATCGTATCCTTTCAGGTATCCAGCCTGGTGCGCCTTGCTCGTGATCTTGTCCACGCCCTTGAGAAACATGCGCCTGGTCATTTCATGCGCCTATCAACGTCAGGCAGCTTGATCTTCTGAAAAGACGCCAGCCTGGACGCTATCCGCGGCTGCCATCGATGGATCCGGTCCAGTCCCATCTCGGTCGTCACGATCGTCTCGCGCATACGGTTTATCCGGTTACTGAGGATCAGGTAGAAGGTGCTTACCGAATAGTCGCTGCGCTTCTCGGCGCCGAGATCGTCCAGCAGCAGCAGCGGAACCTTTGAGTATCGATCGACCACCTGCATTTCGCTTGTCTCTGACTTGGCGTCGAACGACGACCGGATCCTTAGCATCAACTCCGGCACCGAGATCCAAAGCCACTCCTGGTCCTTGATGCGATCGACGAGTATGGCTGTGGCCAGGTGCGTCTTTCCAATTCCAGTCGGCCCGCTCAAAAAGAATCCGCCCTTGTTCCAGTCCACCTTGATGCCGTCGAAATCAGCCAGCCTTGCCTGCCTGTACCTTTCCGGGATCCCTCTCAGGTCTGGGATGGACTTCTTGATCTGGTTCGACGTTGGCGAACTTATCTGGACGTTCTGCAGCACTCTGCGTGCCAGCTCGTTGATTGGACGAGCCTCTTTCTCCGCTGTCATTATCTGGACCTCCATTCTTCATGTACCGCTGCAGCGTGCTATTCATCCAAGACATCGGGTTGTTTGGTTTGCGCCTCTCAGTGTTTGCCAGCGCCTCGTAGATCCAGTCTTCTGGATACATCTTCAGCCAGTTTCTCAGGTTCACCAGGCAGTCGCCAAGTACTCTGAAAGCATGCTGCTGTAGATCTTTCGATATATGAATTTGAGACTCCGACTCGTCCTCTCCCTCCTCTCCTTCCACTCCTTTCCCTCCCTCCCTCTTAGGCGCTACCTCAGGTTCTTGCGGTATACACGCGGTATCCTCCAAGTGCCTATCAGATGGATACTGGATGCGCACCCATCCAACTTCTTCGCTGGCGCAAACTTCCAGAGTATCGACTATCGTTTTCTCTGAAAACCTTGTCATCATCGCGATCTCTTCTGGTGTCCACGCGGTACCATCTGGGTATCCGTCATGTGTCATCCAGCCGTCCCTCGGCTGCTCTTGACGAGAACACAGGAGAACCATCGCGCACCAAGCACCGTACATAGCTTCACCGCTTGGCTTCGACAGCAGCTTGCAGTAGCCAAGACCATTCTGCTTGTTTGGAACGCTACACCAACTCTTCCTTGCGATCGTCCGAGACTTCGCATTCTCAAAGTGCTTACCCCAGTTGACGATCTGATATTTCATTTTTGTTCCTCGACTTCCATGATGCGCTGCCCGTGGTCCCTGCAGCTGTCGGTCCATTCTCTTGCGACATCCATCATCATGCTTTTCATCGCGCTCATCTGATCAAGGTGACTCCGTATGGAAAAGAGAAGAGGAACCCATCGATCCAAGTCACAAGATCCTCGCGCCCCCACAATATCATCCTTGACGAAAAACGCGAATTCATGCATGGCTTCGTCGTTGAAAATGCATCCGAGTGCTTTCATCACATATTGCAGGTCATCGTCACCGTGATGTTTGCCGTGGCACTGGCTACACAGACAAACCAGATCGTTCACCGTTTCCGTTCCCCATTCCTTTGGGTAACGGCGATGATGAACGTGCTTTGCCTTCCCTCCACACAGCACACACTCGCCGTTATCCATCGCCAACCGTTGCGCCCTGATCGTCTTCCACTTGTCGCTCTGCAGGTACTTCTGATAAGCGGCTTTTCCGTTCTTGGACATGCCGATCTCCGCCAAAAGGCCCTCCCCAGCTGGACGGACCAACAGAGGATGCTGGTAGGAAGCTGGGTCAGGCCAGGAATAAGTCCGGTTGAATCCTTCCTCTGTTTTTTCCGTCCAGGTTCAACTATACTCGGAAGCGCTCGTTTGTCAAGTGCCCAACTCTGTTTTCCACTCAAAAATCGTAGAAATCGGAATCTTGATCCCGTGCACGCGCTCCATCTCGATCGCAGTCTGCTCCAGTGTCCTGCTTTCCAGCATCCGTAGTGCCTCGTCCATCACCCGATCCATATATCTTGCGCTGTCACGTGCGCCCGGCACTCCGGCATTGAAGTACTTGCGACACAGCCTGCAGTAGTGCTTGCTGTATCTAACCCTCCATGTTGTGTGCTGCAGGTCTTTCAGCGTGCGTCTGCCAACGCTGTGTTTTTTGCATGATGCCCCACATCTCGGACAGTCCGCGTACTTCTTCACCGCGTCGTGTTCTTTTATCTTCATCAGCAGACCTTCTTCAGCTGGTTCTCCTCGGCGTACTTCACAAGTTGTGCAATCGCTTCTTCCTTGGTGTCGACAGGCGGCATGGCCGCCTTGTCGTACAGCTCATTTCCTGCGTTCTCACCCTTGCTTGTGTAACTGCAGAACTTGCTCCCAGTCTGACCATCGCTGACAAAGATCTGCCGGCCAAGTCCGTCCTCGTAGACCGGCCCTCGATCCTCACCGGAAGCGTTGGGAAGCTCTGTCTTATCTCCATCTTGATCGCCTCCAGTATCTTCATCATCGGATGCACTGGCATCGCCGCTCTCGTCCACCTGCTCGCCCTCCTCGTTCTCCTTGAAGGGCAGCTCCTTCTGGCGATCGGCATCAGTGAACGGCCTGCTGCTGATAATCTCGCCCGTGTCAAGGCGCACCTGCTGCACTTCTTCCGCTTCCCAGTTCTTCCTCTCTTCCACGTCGACATACTTCAGCACCTTTCCGATCTGAATCTCATTGTCGATCTTCTCGCGCCTGGCCATGAGTGCGCTGATCTCGGCCTCCAACGTCTTCTTCTCGGCCTTCAGCTGATCCTCGACCACTTTCAGATGCTCGGTCTTCTCACGCATCTCGGCCGTCAGCCCAGCGGCTTCCATCGCCTTCTCCCTGACCTCGGCATCCGTCATGTCGAACCGGAACTGGCGCCTGTTCTTGCCCAGGACTTCAACCTTCAACTTCGCGCAAGCGCAAGGGCTGGTGCTACATACGCCGCAGACAACGCATTTGCAGAAGCTGATTCCATTACCGCAGCCCACGCAGACCTCTTCATCTCCGCTCGCTTCTCCTTCTGCTTCTGCCGCTCCTTCTTCAGCCGCTTCTTCCTGTGTTTGCTGTTCACGATCATGCTCCTCTGCCATCTCCGCTTTTGCTCGCTCGTCCTCTGCGGCCAGCGCATCTGCCTTTGCCGCGGCCTGTTCCTGTTCTTCGTTCATCAGCTCTCCCTCCAAGATCAAAAGCAACCTGGTCCTCTATGGCTCAGGTCTCGACCTGGCCAACGCCCGTAAACGAACGCGGCTGTAACCGCGCTCAAGATACTCCTCCACAATTTCCTCTGCCGTTCGCATCTCAGTCTCCAAACAGATACCCGAACATCTTGCAGTCCTTCTGTACCCACGGCCACAGTGCTTCGAATATCTCGGCGTCGTAATACTCACGGTACGGACGCACGTTTCCAAGATCGTCCCTGCGGCTTGCGCTGACATTCAGGCACGGCAGCTGCGGCAGATTGTCCAGCTCCATCAGCCTGTACCAGCCGTCGCGCAGATCCTCGAACTTCAACACCGTGTCCATGATCAGCTTGCCGTCGTTATCGCACAGCCAGCGCCATTGCTGGAACCAGAACAGCATCCACGGCTTGCCATGCCTGATCTCGCCGACGCATTCGCAGCTGACAAAGATCTTCCAGATCCAGTCGCGGAAGCTCAGGTCCTCATCGCGATCGCGCTTGATACTTCCGTCCTTGGCCTCGTGCTGCCAGGTGTACAAGCTCACGATCCGGTCCCATGGGTTCCTGACTACAGCCAGCTTCTTGTAGCCGGCCCAGCGTACGGGATCGGCCTTCTGCAGCTCAAGTGCCGTATAGTGCCATTCGGCATGGCCCATCGGCCAGAGCGCCTTGCAGATACTGAAGCCCGCGCACTTGGGAATGTGCACATGCGCTATGCGGTACTGGTCGCTGAAGCCCATCAGTCTACCTCCTCGCGAGGCCAGCCATAGCTGCCTCGATCTCCAGGCTCGATCAGCTCCACACTCTCTACCTTGATCACGCCAGGCCGCCGCTCGGCGATCTCCCTAGCCTCGACCTCGTGCAAAGCATGCACTTCGATCGTCTCATCCACGGCCTTCAGGACCGTGACCAGGTACGGTACGTTTGCGCCCATCAGTTTTCCTCCGCGTATTTCTTGCGCCAGGCGTCAATGGCCTTGTGCGCCATCCTCGCATATACTGGATGCACTTCGTTTGGACCATCCGTGATCTCAAGGCTGGCTTCAAGCGCCTCTACCAGATCCCGCGCCTCATCCCGCACACACTGCCTGATCGCCGCCACGCCTGCGGCCTTGATCTCTGCTGCCGTCATCTTGAATACAGGCACTCTGTCTGACATGATGGCGTGCATCGCCGCGTCCATGCGCCTCTGCTGCAGGTAGGCGAAAACGTCAAACGCTTCTTCTGGTGTCATCAGCTCTCCTTAGGTGGACTGATCTTAAACCTGCAGCCAAGTTTCAGATCCGGATGCGGCATGTAGATCGTGAACGACCACTCGTCTTTGAGCATTCCCAAGTGCGTCTCCGGATCACGGATGCAGCACTCTGGCACGTCCAGGATCTCAGACAGGATCGCCTTCAGCTTCTCAGGATGCCCTGGCTGCTTATCCCATCTGGCCAGCGTCCGGTTCACGCTTTCAAGCAGCTTCGCCTTGTACTCGGCCATGCCCTCCGGCGTGTCGTACAGCTCGATCCGGATCATCAGCTGCTCGCCGCACGACCAGCACTTGAACTTGAACGGACGGCCGTCGATCGCCTTCAGCCAGAATACCTCGCGGCATTTCCAGCAGCGGCGTCTGACATCGTGTACCTTGATCTCGTGCTCGATCATCTTTTCTTCCTGAACCTGTCGGATGCTGGGCAGTCCGCGAAGTGAGAAATGAACGCCTGGCTCACGGGGAACTTCTTGTGCTCGCCGTTCGGCTTCTTGTTCTTGGTCAGCACCCACCAGATGTCGGCACCGCAACCACGGCACTGACTGCGGTCTCCGATCTGATCCAACAGCTTCGCCATCCGCTCTTCCAGATCAACCAGTTCCTGCTTCGGTACGAATTCGCCTGCCATCATTTCTCCTCGTCTGATTGCCAACTCGTTCCGCCTATGCAGATCGCTCCAGGATCTTCTCGCCATTCTACGATGGTTTGATTGAATACATTCTCGTCGCGTTCAGTCCACGTTCCTTTGGCCTTTTCGTATGCGCGAATCAGCCTGTACACCTCCAGGTAGTACGGTTCGTCACAGGCCACGACAATGAACGGCTTGCCTTTTTTCAGCAGCTTTCCTGCCCTGCTATCAAGAAGGAACTCCATCTCTGCCACTCGCTTCTGTTCCTCGCGGCGAATCTGTGCTTGGATCTGCCGCTCCTCGCGGCGAATCTGTGCTTGGATCTGCCGCGCCTTTTGTGCCTTCGTCAGCTTCTTTGTCATCAGAACATCTCCTTCTCAAGGTCTTCGATAACCGCCAGCCTTTGCCGAGAACAGGTTCTTCATCGAACTCCATAGAAGATCCCTGAACTCATACCAGGTCAGGAATGTCTTGGCATTACCCTTTCCCTTCTTGCCTAGCCACTTTCCGTCGCTCCTGACACGGTATCTGGCAGCCATATCCCTATGGAGACCATAACGCCAGCGTTCTATGAAGTCAGTAGCGCGGAACAGCTCAACTTTGTGCGTTCTCTTGCCAGGAATCTTGAGCAAGAACGTCATCACCGGCTTTCGCTTCTCTCCCATTGTAAACCCTTTACAAGATCACGGATAGCGATCGCCTCCGAGGCCCGGATCCACCGCGAGGCCACGGCGACAGCCTCGGCGCAACGAGAGCTGCTCATGAACCAGTCGTGACAAGTACTAGTTTTTTGTGCTCGGAAATCACAGCAATCTTTCCTCGCAAGTCGTTCGCCGTCAACGAATCTTCCCGGCAGCCGTCGAGACGCTACGCAATCAGAACAGCCTTCCTTCTACCTTCCGCGGCGCCATGCCCATCATCTCCTCGTAGTCGTACTTCTCGCCCAGCGCCTGGCGGATCGACAGCGGCTCGCCCTCAGAGAAGCCCAGGCAGTGCTTGTTGTAGACGAACGCATACTTCTCGATCGTGATCTTGCCCTCGACGAACTCCCGGCCCTTCTGCGTGATACGCCAGTCGCCGCTGCCGACCTTCTTGCCGCCGACCAGATCAAACCGCTGTTCGATCAAATCCCAATAGCGGCTCTTGGCAAAGTCGCCCGCGCCTCTGGTGATCTGCAAGATCCGGTCGCTGCTCGCAACGTGCAGCCAGCCGATTCCTTCCTCATCGACCTTGTACATCTCGACCAGGAACTTGGCCATCGTCCGGTTGAACTTGCGTCGGTATACTTTCACGTTCTGCTTGCAAACGCAGCATATGCATCCATCTGGTTCACGTGCCTTCTCGCGGAGGATCTTCCTCGCCTCCGCGACTGTCATCAGATCCCAGTTCATCTCCCTGCCTCCATAGCCTCCGAATGAAGTTGATGATCATGGTCAAAAAAAGCACCGGCCACAACACCCCCGTGATTATGGCCAGCGCGTCCTGTCTGAACTTGTGCTCCTGGCACAGATCCTCGTCGCCTACAATCGCTCCTTGAGCTACGTGGATCATCCAGGCTGCTATCAGCAGATAGGCCACAACTACCAGGCTCATTTCGCCGTCGCAGCCTCCTTCTCGTCGATCAGATTCAGGTACGTCGTGTAAACCGTTGACGCAGCAGCACTATCGCCAGGATGTAGCTCGTCCCAGCTATCAAATCCGCACCTGTTCAGCGCCTCGATCACCATATCCGCGTTGTTCCTGCCGGCCTTTACCAGCCGCTGATAGGCCTCAGAAGGCTCCTGTGTGGCCTCGAACAGCGTGCCGTTGGATTCGGTATCCTCAGCCGCTTTCTTTGCAGTAGCGTCCTCTGGTGCGCCTCCTGTGGGCTTCTGGAAGGTATCCGGTCCCTTCGGTTGCGTGCCGCTGTCTGGCAACTGTGTCGTTTCGACAATCCTGGCCTCTCCCAGGTCCTCGATCTCACCATCCTGCTGTGGCATTCTGCCGTTGGTCACGATCTCCAGGATCTCGGCGCCCATCTTGCGCTTGGCCTTGGCTCTCACCGCGTCCGGACCCATCCTGCGGTTGACTACGATCTGGAACGTGCGCTCTACCTTGCGCATCTCGCCATTGAATGAGAACTTGGCCCTGACCTGGACCGTCGCCTCGCGCTCGCCCGTGATCTTGTACGGCAAGACCTCCATCTCGTACGCGTCCATCTTCGGCAAGCGCTTCAGCTGGCTCTTCACCCCGTTCTTCGTCTTATACAGCTGCCCGCTGATGATATTGAAGTGGTTGCCGCAGATCGGCAAGCCCTGCATCGTGGCATCGATCAACACGTGCTTGACCACCGGCCACGGATACCCGCCCTCGTCGTCCTTGTCTGTCTTGAACCCCAGCGTGTGACCCTGCAGCCACATCACCGCATCCTTGATCTGAGGCGTGTCAATCAGCTCCGTCAGGGCCTTGATCGCCTCGCCCGTGCGTTGCATGTCGCTGAACGCGCCCACCAGATCCTCGCTAACCAAGCCGTTCAAGTAGTTCTCGCTGATCTCGGTCGCGATCTTGTCCAGCTCCATCAGCCGCTGCTCTCGCGTCATTACCTCCTGCTTTTCCTTTTTGGCCATCGTTGGCTCCTCCCTACACAAAAAAAGTCCTCTTGCCGGATATTGTGAGTCTATCAGATGTCCTTCTCTTTGTCAAGTGATTTCGTCTACTCCCAGACCAATTCTCTCCTCACCAGCGTTTCGTCCACCTCCTTCTGCGCATCCTCGCATTGTCCAGGCCAACAGATCGGCTCGAACGGACACGGCTCGTTGTACATCCCCTGGCATGCGGTCGGGTTCTTCGGCCACTCGCCCGCTTCTTCGTACGATCTGAACAGCCTCACGGCCTGGACGATGATCTCGAAGATGTAGTCGAATCGGATCGGTCTGAACCTGACCTCACCCGCGTCCTTGGCCACGCCCTTGACCGTCAGCAGCTTCGGCAGCTGAAAGCAGCCGATGTCGTTCACATCATCCCCGCCCAACGCAGCCCACAGATATCGGTAGAACGACAGCTGCGTGTTGTACATCGTCATCTTGGCCTTGTTCGCATCTGCCTTGCCGGTCTTGATATCGCGCAGGCACAGATGCTCATCCTCGGCCCTGACCAGCAGATCCATCCTGCCTCTCATGCAGAAATTCAGATCGGCTATCTCCTGTTCGGAAATCTCCAGCCTCTCCGGGTTCGGATTCTGCGGATCGGCCTTGAGCCTGAATTCGCACTCGATCACGCTCTCAGACGGATACCGCTTCTCCTGCCAGACCTCCATCTGCGCCTGTGCTATCCTCGGCAGCCTGTCCTTCTCCTTCTCCGGCACCTCGACCGGCTCCTGCTCGCCTGTCGCAGGATCGATCGTCGCCTCCGTCTCCACCATCTGCCTTACCTCAGCCACCGCCAGCGCCGGATCCACATCGCCTTCGGCCGGCACCTTGTTCCCGTCCTTGTCCCTCTTGCTGTACGGTCTTTCAGCATGCTTGTGGATGATCGATCCGAACGGGAAATAATGCGGCGTCTTGCGCTTGCGCCAGCCGTCCGCGTACAGCTTGCATTTCATCGGGCACTCGTGTACGTTCATCACACGGACTCCGCTCCCTCCAGTAGGACTCACATACAGCTTCTTCAACTCCATCCGATTCTCCTTGAGAAATCATGAGACAAAAAAAGGGCAGGTCTGATCAAGATGTTCGCCCGGTTGCCAGACCTGCCCAGCGGCTACCCCTCCACACCGCCCTTCGGTGGAGGACCCTTTTCTTCCGCGATCAATACCAGCCTGCTCTTGCTTCCGCTGTCGCTGAACTCCTGCTCCAGCTTGGCCGATGCAATCGGCACGGCCTTGCCCCCGACAAGGACAAACATCTCAAGCCCGCCCGTCTCCTTGCCCCTTGCCAACGTTTTCAGCTGCTTGACCTGCATTTTGCCCTCCATTCTTTGACGACATTGAAAAGCTCGATTCCCATACCAGCCTGGCACCCTCTTCTCGCCAGCCTCTTTGTCGCAAACACTGCGAACGCCTGCGGTACGAAATGCCTCACGCTCCGCAGTTCGCCAACCTCGATACTGCGTACGACACCTGCCATGATGCCACTCACCAGCCAGTCGCTCATCGCCTGCCGGCTCACGCCAAGCATGCTGGAGAATTGGGACAGGCTGATGCAGTCCTGGCCTTCGATCTGTCGTGGATTTGTCATGAACACTACCATACACCCCTGGTCCCCGTTTGTCAAGTGAGTTGTGTTGACAAAGTCGGCCTCAACATATCGTCCCTGACCAAACCACTGCTGAAAGCGCCAGTCCATTACCCTTCGTGGCACACCTGCCGCGCCTGGTCCATCCAAGGCTCTGCAAAGCATCCTCATCCCGCCTGGCGCATCCCGTCGTGTCATACTATTCCACTGCGGGCCATGTCGCACTTAGCCACTGCGGATCACACCTGGCCTACCCAATCAAACAGCATCACCCCACTTCTTTCCTCGGTGGCATCTTTTCTCCTTTGCCGGAAAACAAAACAATCGAGTAGTACCACAGTCACCGCTCAATTCATTGGCCCTCCTTCCGAACGATGTTGCTACTCGTTCACACAAAAAAGCCGGAGATGGTCTTGGTCACTCAGGAGACCCGCTATGTGTAGCAGGTTTTGATATGACTTCCGACCCTCGCGGGTTACGGCATCTCCGGCAAGATTCTCAGCGCTTCCTCCTGATCAGTGCAAGACAACACTATTCTACTCCGCAGTCTCCACTTTGTCAAGTGAAATTCACGCTAGATCGTAGAAAGTCGAAACCCCGACCTTGAACACCGCGCACAGTCCAGCCAGCACATCGCCACGCGGCTGAACCCGCCTGCCGTTCAGTAACTCGCGGATCACGTACGGCCCGCACATAACGCCCCTCATCCCCAGCTCCTTCGCCAGGTCATACGCATCCAGCTTGTGTCTGCGCATCAGCGCCTCCAGCTTCTGCCGCTTGAACGGCGTCACCTGCGCCATGCGCTTCATCGTGCCCTTTGTCGATTTCTTTGCCATCGTCACTCCTCGCCTGCCGGTCCATACCATATCCAATCGGACCTGTCCTAGTCACTCCTTGACCCGCCTGCCGTTACTCTCTCTTCGACTTGCCGATCTCGATGTTCACGCCCTGTCTGGCTCTGATGCTTGTGGCGATCATCGACTCATCGGCTTCTGTCGAGAACGCCGGGCAGTCGCCTTCCATCCACAGCGGATCAAACGACTGCGGAAAAGCGAACTGGCCCTGTACCTTTCCTCGTGCCGTGCTCTTTGGCATCTGGTGCTCGCTCTTGTCCCAGTCGTAGACACACGTGATGTTGATGTCGTTCTCGATCTCACGCCTGTACGCACACCTCGGACACTTCGGGTTCTCCTGCATCTGGTGCCTTTCTAGTCGTTCACCGCCCTCAAGATCAGCTCGTACTCGCGATCGTCCAATGCGAATTCAGACACCTGCTCCTTTCCAAACAGCTTGCAGACCATGTCCCAGTTGTGCCCGCCTTTGCCAGGCCTCATCGACAGTCCACGGCTTTGTTCCTCCTTCAGCTTCCGTTCGGCCTCGATCCTGGCCTGCTTCTCTGCCACGGCCTTGGCCTCAGCCTCTTCCTTGGCCCTGGTCTCTGCCTCTGCCTTTCGACGTTCCTCGGCCTGCTTCTGCTCTAGCAACTCACGCTCAGCCGCTTCCTTCGCCTTGCGTTCGGCCTCGATCTTCGCCTCAGCCTCTTGGCGAATCTTGCGCTCAGCCTCCTCTTTCGCCCTGCGCTCGGCTTCGATCTTGGCCTCTGCCTCTTCCCTGGCCTTGCGCTCCTGCTCCAGCTTCTCCCGCGCAGCCGCAAGCTCAGCCTGCTCCTTCTCGCGATCGAAGACTCTCACCAGCGCCCGGCCGATCTTCTGTACCGCCTGCGCCTTGATCGCCTCCGCATGCTCGGTAAATTCCGCAAAGTGCTCCTTCGTCACCTCTCTGGCGGTTACCTCTTCCAGCACCTGGCGGATCTGCTCCGACTTCATATCCTCCAGATCCAACGCCGCGTCGTTCATCTCCTGGATCCTGGCCTTGATTCCTTCGACTCGCTCGCGTTCGATCCGCTCCTTTTCCGCCTTCTCAGCAGCCTTCCTGTCATCCACCTCCTTCTTCGTCGCCTTCAGCGGCTGCTCGATCGACAGCAGCTCGGCCGTGATCCTCTTGGCCTCTGCATCAACTCTGCGGCCCCACTCCAGCGCATCGGCCTTCAGCGCCTTGCGCATCTTCTCCACGCCCGTCCTGAGCGTCACGACCTCGCCAATCGCCTTGCGCACGTGATCGTAGCCCTCCCTGTCGCTGATCGTCAGGCCCGTGTACCGCTCCTTCAGATCCGCGATCGTCGCGTCCGTCACATCGTACTTCACAACTGCCGTCATCTTCTCGCCCGTTACCTCACTCATCATCTCCTCCTTTGCCGAAGGCTTGGGGCGCGGCCCGGATTTCATCGCTACGGGACCGGCTGGTTACGGCGATTGCTCTATCCGTACGGCGCCCGAACGCCGCCGCGCCCTTGGCCAAATCTATGCCTGGACCTCCTCGGCCGTCGCCAGCCTCTCGATCGTTCGCTGGTTCGCATACAGCAGTTGGCCACCCAACTTCTCCAGCTCATACCTGTTCTCAGCCTTCTCTTCCTTCTGGGCCGCGTTCGTCACGGCATTGACCATGCCGTAGAGGCTCAGTTCGCTCTCGGCACCAAAGGCGATGAACAGGTTGTCCTTCTGCGCCTCGCTCAGTTTGTACTCGCGCACGAGGTTGTTGAGGAACACCCCCGCGTCCGGTATCTGGAAGTTGCCGCTCTGCTCGATCTTCTTCGCGATCTCGCCAAAGCTCTCGAACAGGCCCTTGACCGCCTGCTGCAGCGCGTTGTACAGATTCGCATCATCGCTGAGCGTGCCGCTGCCCATGTGGTATGCCTTCACCGCCTGCTGCTCGATCACAAGCCCGTTGCTGCATACCTGACGGTAGATCCTGGGCAGCACCTGCGTGCTGCTGTGGCCGGTCTCGCTATTCTTCAGCAGCATGCCGCCAAAGAAATCGTCGCCAACACGCATCCGGCCTTTCAGTTCATTGAACCTGCAGCTGACGAACATCTGTCGCTCTGTCAGATCCGCTCGCTCAAACACCAGGCCCTTGTCCTGGTGTCGATCCAGTTCGGCGCCGACGCAGTTGATCACGTCCAGGTTGTCGATCACGCGATAGCGATCGCTCAACAGCGCCCTGGCCTTGTCATCCATCGTTCGCAGCAAGTACTTCTTCTCCGGCTGCGCCGCGAACAGCGTATTGCACGTCGTCTGCCACAGATCCGGATGGTCGCCCAAGATCCTGTTGTAGAACTTGCGCGGAACATCAAGCCTGTCGGCTATCTGCTCGTGGCAGCCATCTCCGATCTCGTTCAAGATCGTCCCGCCATTCCACTCGTTCACTACTTTTCCGTCCTTGACCTCCTCTCCTCGCGCAAATGAGATGCACGGCCCGTCCGAAGCATCCCTGACCATCATGCCGCTGGCCTTGTAGTCCACTTTCAACTCGTGTTGCCTCTGCAATTCACAAATCAGCCCTTGGAAATCCATGGCTTCCTCCTCCTGACTTTGCGTAATGTTCACGCGACCAAGACTTTCTGGGCATCTCCCTCGGATACCCTCACAATCTTCATGTGCTCGCGGCAGATGTGCCTGCGAATCGCCCGTTCGCCGCCAAGACGTACGGCCTGCGTCAGGTCCTGTTTGCACACCTCACAGCGTACTGTGATCGTGCTCATGTTCGGCCCACCAACCTCGACGCTGATCATCATCACTCCTCCGATCTGGTTGAATCCTACCCCACCGCCTCCGGTTTGTCAAGTGAAATTCGCCTCGTTTTGCGCGGAATTTACGGTCCCGCTGGCCCAGCCCTGTATCCTATACTGTACACCTGCACGCTCTCCGTTCCTTCGCGCACAACTCTAAGCTCAACCGCAGCATAGAATTCCACCGCCGCCTTGTACAGATCCAGCCTGTCCTTCGCCACGCACCTGTTGATCGGCGCCTTCCAATCCTCCGGATCGCAGATCTCGTCAAACGCGCTCTGCAGCTCCACCAGGTCGAATCCCTTGTACGTGCCGGTCGTCATGATATCCAGCACCGTCTCTGCGCTGTTCATCGTCCTCCTCCTACCAGGTCCGGGAACCGCTCCGCGAACCAATCCTTGTACGGCTTCTGATTCTGTGCGATCGCCATCTCGATGCACAGATCGCCGTCGGCGTTCTTCCAGAACTCGTCGGCCTCGTACTTCGTCGCGCCGCAGAAAAACAGTACCTCTGCCTCTGGGTCCATGTCCTCGATCATCTTCTGCAGCTGTCCGATGTTCATCACTCGTCCTCCTTCACACACGATTTTCGCCTCCGGATAAGCAGCGTTCGCCTCTGCCAACGATTCGAACTCTGCCTCCACGTCTTCAAACATGCATATCGTTCCGCACCTGTCGATGTACAGCTTCTCGTCTCGCACATCGCGAATCACGAAATACGTCATTTCTCGTCCTCCGCCAGCTTGGCTCGAATCGCCTCATCGTACGCTCTGGCCTGGAACCCTCTGCCCAGGCACCCACGGGCCTCTGCGCCTACCACGCTGCATAGCGCACCAAGCACATCCAGGCCATAGACGCCCATGCACTTCCAGATGATCTGGCCGTCGTTACCGAACAGCGTGCCCTTGGCCGATCCGTCAGATTCGACCACGTGCGCCACCTTCTTCACCGCCTCCTTCGGCCAGATTCGAAGAAACGCCTCTGGCTTCCAGACCGTGTGACCATCACCCTTGATCAGATCACACGCTGCCAAGATCTCGTCCCTCGTCAGCTTCTCCAACGGGTTACTCATCACTCGTCCTCCTTCACAAGATCACTCGGCCTTACCCAGCGCTCGGCCTGATCTCCAGGCCCGAACTCGACTATCCACTTCTCCCAGCCTTCGTAATGCGGAAACTCGTGCGTCGACAGCTTCTTGACCAATTTCGCCTGGCCTTCCAGCACGTCCTTGCCTCTGCAGTTCTGGTTCCAGATCTGGAACAGATCGCCCTTCTTCATCGTCTACCCTCCAAACGTCTCCCGCAACACGTCGACCGCGGCTTGCTTGCACACACACTCTTTCACCAATCCGCGGTTCGGTCCCAGCGCTCGGTAGGCCGTCTCCTTCGTGGCCCAGCCTCGCACTCCGTCTGCGCTGATCTGCGTGTACTCGAACTCCTCCACGTATCCGATCAGCTTGCCGTTCTCTCTCACGACCATCCTCGTCCTCCTATACAAGGTTATGCCCACGAACCGGATCATGCGCGTCCCGCTCGTACTCGGCCTCGTCAACCATCCAGTCATTTGCCGCCTGGAACCACTCTTGGTACAAGAACTCTCGCTCCTTGGTCGTGACCTCGACCTCGTTGCCATCCTCGTCCTGGATCGAATCGATCTCAGGCTCGTCGTCCCACGTGCCGAACACCCACAGTTCTGTTCCGTCTGGCATCTCAATTTGCGTGTCGAATTTGCGGCTCATAGCTTCTCCTTTTAACCAAGACATATGGAGTATACCACACATGCCTGGTTTGTCAAGTGAAAAAGCGTTTTTTTCGTCTTTCGTCCTACAGAATCCCCTCCTCCTGCATCGACAGATAGCCGTCGCCTACGATCACGCTGTCCAGTAACCTGATCCCCAGCAGCTCCGCGCACTCCTTCAGCCGCTTGATCAATACTCGATCCTCGTGGCTCGGCGTCGTGTCGCCACTCGGATGATTATGCACGAACGCGATCGCAGCCGCTCCGTCAACAATCGCCGGTCTGAATACCTCTCGTGGATGCACGAGACTCGCGGTCAGCGTTCCCAGGCTCACCAGGTGCTTGTCGATCAGCCGGTTCTTCTGGTTCAGCGTCACGACCAGGAACGCCTCCTGGCCCAGCTTTGCCGCGTCTTTCACGGCCTTCACCAGGTCCCTGGCGTTCTTCACGTACGGTCCCTCGGTCTCGCGCACCTGCATCAGCTTCGCGTTCAAGCTCACTCCGAAGTAGCCTGCGCTCATCGTCCGTCCTCCTCACACGCGGATTGCGTCCAGTCCCAGCTCGTCAATCAGCGCACAATAGGCCTGGTACAGATCCTGGCTCGTGAAGCTCAGGCTCTTGTCCTGCGCTCCGAACCAGCAGTACAGGTACGAATGCACGATCGCCAGCTTGCCGGAATCAGCCAACACGTAGTAGTGATCGTCCCGTCGCGCCTTCTTCGCCAACTCCTTGATCTGCTCCTTGTTTGGTCCTGCCATCGTCCTTCCTCCTATGCAACCGCGGCTGTGGTGATCACCAGCCGACCGTCCCTGACCGCCTTCTCCAAGTGCTTGCACCACTTGGCGTCACGCCGGCTGAACTTCCAAGCCGGGCACGTGCAGTACACCACGTCGTCTGCTCCGCGCCTGATCTCGTACTTCTTGCCGGCCTTGCTCGCGCTTTCGACCTCGAATAGTACTGTCATCGTCCGTCCTCCTAGATCAGCCCGCAGATCTGACCCATGTATACGTTGTAGGCACAGACCTCGTCGTCCGTCATCTCGGCCAAGACACTCATCTCGGCCTCTTCGTACTTATCCCACGTGCTCTCATCGTCATCATCCCAGCCACGCCTTCTGGCCTCGTCGAGCACGATCCTTCTGGTCTCTTGTCCGCTGATGCTCTTCATCGTCCGTCCTCCTATGCGTTGTCAATCGCTCGCGCCAGCCCAATAACCTCTTGTTCAATCTCGTAGTGCCTGATCTTCTCGGCGCCCTTGCCAACCACGTTCTTGCACGAAAAGCAGTATGTTTCTCCCTCAATGCACTGTTGCACCCAATGCGCTATCTCGTGTGCGATCGTTAGGTACGACGCTCCAATCTTCACCCTGATGATGTGCTCTGCGAGCAGGTTGTCCTTCGTGAAGCCCTTGGCTATGTATTCGCCTTCTGCTCCGCGCACGCCACCGACCTCGATGGTTGGGTCGTTCTCGTCCGCTATGCCATAGAACCTTCTTGCGCGTTCGGCCCAGGCCTCTATTTTGAAGGCTTTGATTTCCTTTTTTCCACTCTTCATGTCGCTCTCCTGAGTAGTGAACCAAGACAATAGTAGTATACACCACAGGCCACGTTTGTCAAGTGGATTTGTATTTATTTTGCTGTTTTTTCGTCGAGTTATTTTTGTGGATTTTTGCCTGGAAAACTAATCGCTCTGAGGTGCGCTGGTTTTGCCTGCAAGTACTCGGTCTCGAAAGCGTACAGCTGTTGCCTGCAAAAGCAGCGTGTCGGATCGTGCGTGGTTTTGCCTGCGAAGCGGTGACCTCGCGTCGCGCCATGTTTTTTCTGGAAAAGCTGCGTCTCGTTTCGAATTGGATTTTGCCTGGGAAGTGCTCGTCTCCTTTCGTCGTGAGTTTTCCCTGCAAAATCTATCGCTCGGATCGTATCACGTTTTACCTGGGAAAGTTTGGTCTCGAATCGCGACGGTTTTTGCCTGAAAATCGGATCGCTCGCTTCGTCACAGGTTTTGCCTGCAAAGCGTGTTCGTCTGTGCGTCACGTGTTTTTCCTGAAAAAGCTATCACTCGTTTCGGCGCAGGTTTTTCCTGGAAAAGTTCGACGTCAGATCGTGACGTTTTTTGCCTGAAAAAGCTGCCGCTCCATGCGTCGCAGTTTTTGCCTGAAAAAGCCGTGCGTCGAAGCACGTCAGGTTTTGCCTGGAAATTGTCCTGCTCGCTTCGTCACAGGTTTTGCAGCCTAGATCAGGCGCTCGGCGGGAGTCGTGTTTTGCCTGCGAAAGCTGCGCGTCACAGACGCGCCAGGTTTGCCTGCGAAGTGACGTGCTCTCAGAGCATGGTGCTGTTGCAGAATAAAAATGGAGGCCTATCGCCGGGCGAACGATAGGCCTCCGGTGGGTAGCCGCTGGGCTGGCGGCTGGTATGGAATTACGGATCGCCCGGCGGATCCTCTTCCAGGACCTTGTTCTTGTTCGCTCTCGCCAGTCGATACAGCTTGCGGAAGGCAGCCGGGCTTAGGACGTAGAACTTGTCCAGGTCCTTCAGCTGCACCTCGGCCTGGTTGTAGTCGAAGATCTTGCCCTCACGGATCTGGTACGGCACCATGTCTGCCGGCACCACGTTGTTCGCATGCGCCGGATTTCTGAACGGATTGCCGCAGCCATAAAAACCGAACAGCAGCGCCACGATCATCAATGCAGTCAGCATTTTGATGACAATGCCATCGGCAAGCCTGTTGCGGTTCTCATTCATCTGCTCACCTACTTTCTCTTCGGGCATTTCTGTCCCGCAGCCCGCCTTCGTCCGACTCCCCCCTTCTTTCCCTGGTAGCTCCCCTTGTACGGCCCAGTGCCGTCACGCACGCCACGTGCTGTCTTACCCATCATCGACTCCTCTCGTTTCTGGCCGTGGATCATCCAGCTCATCCACCAGCCTGCCCATTTCTTTGAGGTCGCCATCCAGTATGGCGTCATCCATCGAGTCCAGATCCTCGGTCAACGCATCGTCCGCTGCCATGTTCCGCTTGTCGCGCCTGACCTCCCGGCGCCAGCCGATGAACTCCGTGGCCGCAGCCAGCAAGCCGCCCAGCATTTTCAGGATGGTCATCATATCGGTCTCCTAGATCAGCGGCGGAGTTGCATCTATATCTGCGCCGCCGTACAACAGTCGGTTTGACATGATGAAAACGGCATAGATCGCTGCTAGATGCTTGGCACGCGCCTCCGTCACTTCTCCGTCAGCAACCTTCTTATCAAGATCATCGTTTCTGTAGCACAGCATTCTGCCGTCGAATATGAAACTCTCGTGCTCCTGCAGCGAGTGTCCGAATGCTTTATTCAACCGTTCGAGATGCCCAGGCGCCTCTTCGACAGTAGAACTCGTCAGTCCGAATTTGATCACAGCACGTTCTCCCTGTACGCGAACTGGCCAAGCGGATTATCAGGATCGGTGAACGCATACGGCACGGTCAGCGTCAGATACGGCCCTCTGGTGCTTCCCTGCCTGGCGCAGATCGCGACGTAAACCTGCTGCTCCTGCGTGAACGGATAATCGTATTCACGCGGCGTCTCGGCCAGGACCGTCGCCGTCGGCTCGCCGCTGGTATTGACCGGACTCGTGGTGCTGATCCAGATCGCGAAGTCATCCGGCAGCAAGGTCCCGAACTGCTCTCGCCACACCCAGTACAGGACTGTCCTGCTTATCGTCTGGTCATAGGCCGGGCTGCACCATTCCAATGCCGGAGGCCTGCTGCCCTCGACTTCGACAATTCCACCAGGGCTTCCCTCGATATGCACCCTCAGCGTCTGGCCCTGCAGCCAGTCCTGCCACTGATAGCCGGCCAGCCAAAAGCGCAGATCATACGTGCCTGGCGCGAGATTGATTCCGCTCAGCTCCAACGGACTCGCGCCGGCATCGATAAACCCCAGGTCGGTCACGGCCCCGGTCGCGACATTCACGGCCTCACATGTGTAGCCTGCTTTGGTCCACACCGGACTGTCGGCATCCAGCTGTACGCGCTTCAGGCCATAGACCCTGTACTCTGGCGTGAACTGCAGACGCTTAAGCGTTCTGACATTAAACAGCTGGTCTTTTGCCAGTCTGCTTCGATTGCGGCTGACTATCCTTGCGTCAAGCTGCAATCTTGCTGCACCGCGGCCGTCTAGCGTTGCATCAAAACCAAGCCGCCTTGAGTACAGCAAACTCTTGAAATCCGGCGAGAAGTCCAGTCTGGCCATCGCCCTCGTATCGAGCACCGGATCGAATGCCAGGCGCTTGCTGTAGCTCACCGAGTACGGTGCCGTCGGCGGCGTGAAGTTGCTGGTCCACCTGGCCACGTCGCTGTATCTGAACTCGTCGACGTTGCCGTTCCAGTATCCGGCATTGCTTTCGCGCCTGGCCCCGATCTTTAATGTGTCATCAGAAATGCTCGTGCTGTCACTGCCGGTCGTGGCCTGCGCCACGCCATCGATGTACAGCGTACAGGTCCCGCTGGCTCTGACTGCAGCCATGTGATGCCAGGCATCGTCGTCAACAGCACTGTCGCTTGTCGCCCTCTGCGCACCTCCGACATAGAAGTCCAGTTTGCCATTCGAGGAATCGATGAGTATCTTTGCATTGTTCCCGCCATGATCAAACAGCCTTCTGCTGTAGCCGCCCTGCGTGCTTCTGGTGGCGGTCTTGAACCAGCAGTCGATCGTGAAGTCGCTCGTGCCGACTCCGAAGTCGCCGTTACTGAACACGGCCGCAAACACCGAACTCCCATTCAGATTAAGGCTTGAAGTCCATTTCTTTGTAGTAACATCGAAAGCGCTATCATCGCGCAAATTGATGCCGTGCGGACTCAGTTCAGCCGTTGCATTACAGTGCCAGAGGAAAACGGTATTCGCATCCGATTCATATTCCGCTGTTGCTGGCGTGAATCCGCTTGTCCATCGCGCCGTATTGCTGATTCTGTATTCGTCAAGATGCCCGTCTACATATTGGCTTGGGCTTGCCTTGCCTGAGCATGCGAATGTAACTTCGGACGATGCGTTGAAAAGACTGTCTGATCCTATCGATCCCGTTCCCTTCGCAACCCCATCATGGAAGAATCTTATCGTGCTTCCATCTCGCACAACCGACATATGATACCAAGTATCGACGGATATAGTCAAACCATCCGAATACATCTGCGTTACGGTTCCCGATCCCCCATCCGTCGAATAAGTGAATTGCAGCTTATACGTTCCGGAATCATTGTAGAATCGAAATCCGAATGATCGCTGATTTGTTCCTGTCTCATACTTGGCGATCAGTGAAACGTTGCTTCCGCTTCCCGGAAGACTTGTGAATCGAACCCAACATTCAAGCGTGAAATCTCCGCTTCCGAAGTCGAAATCAGAATGATCCGCGACCCATGCGAATTCGTTAGAGGCCGGATCGTAACTTGTCTCTCCGAACTTCTTGACGTCCTTGTCAAACTTGTTGGTGTTCTGTTCGAAGTTAAGCGTATGGCCGGTGTTGCCCACGTCGCCATAGAAGTGCAGCACAGTCAGCGCATTGGCATCGATGCCAGGCATTCGCTACTCCGTGTCTACTTCAAAGTCCACATACATTCTGGCCAGCGCACTGGTCACCGGCTTCTGTCCTGCGGGAATGTAAAACCGCTCCCACACACAGTATACGTCTGATGCCGCCAGGTTGCCGATGCTCAGCGCATCGGTCGTGTTCATCGGCGTCGTAAATGTCACGCCGCTCGGCGCCGTGCTTTCGGTAGCCGGATCCTCGAACAGCTGCAGGTCCGGGCTGCCCATGTTCAGCGGCGCGTCCAGGCCAATATCCATCCACGGGCATGGAATGATATTGTCGCCTGCATTCCAGGCCGCAGCCGTGTACCCACGCATTCCGCCTGCTGGGTTCATCACGCTGTATTCGTTGCCGCTCTTGTTGTAGCAGTACCTGATGTCTTGCACCGTACCAGCGCCATCGATCTTCGCAATCCAACCGCTGTCCGGCCAGTTCGTGGCGTCCGTCACCTCCAACGTATCTGCACCCGTCCCGATTCCGCCAGGACTACCGCTTGCCACGGTGCTGGCAACCGCGCCGTCGTCAGCATACGGATTCGGCAGGTAGCACTTGAGATCGTACAGGCTGCCACTTGCATGAACGTTGATCAGGCCAACTGGCCTGTAGATCGTGATCCCGCTCTCGGCCTCGGTGCCGGTTATCGGGCTGACGAACACGCCCAATGGCCTGGTCAGAACAATCGTGTCGCTCTGATCGCTGCCAGGGAAGGCACTGGCGTTGCGCTTCATCACGCAGTACTTGCTGGTGTTCGACTGTCCGGTGCCGCCGCCGACAAGCGTGAACTCCTCGTCCGTACTCAGGTTCGTTATGTCTACTCGCGCACCCTCGGTGCCGCCAGGTGGCGTCCATGTAGCTTCGATCGTGGCCGGACTACCTGAGCCGACATAGATCTTCAGCGTTCCGCTGCCTTCGTCGTTGATCATGTTGATGTTGATGAACTCGATGCCGGTGCAGTTCGTCGGCGTCAGATCCCAATCGTTCGGCACCATGCCGGGAATGCGCTGGTCGCCGATGAACTTGCCGCCGCGTAAGAGCGTGAACTTATCGCCGGCCACCACATCATTCGGCAACGCATCATCTACCGTGATCGTGGTCGTGCCGTCTGTGTAGCTGTTGACCCAGCTCCATTGATTGGCGTCTGCATTGTCGCCAACGTCCCAGCGCATGAGACCGCCTTCCATGTTGGTCTTGCCGCTGAGCGCAGCGCAGATAGCCGTCCTCGCACTTCCACCGCTGCACGTGTATTGCGTTGGTGTGCCGCCGCTTTCGGTCAGGTCCTTGTCCAGGTAGCGGAGCACAAGGTCAGATACTGTCGCTCCCATTTTCTTCTCCTTACGTTGTCAACGTCAGCTTCAGGCTCGCACCGTCAAGCTCCATAACCGCATTCGCTACCAGGCTTGGAAGCCCGGTCAGCAGCCTCGGCCATGGATCCTTGGTGCTTTGCGCCCCACTATCCTTCCTGGCCTCGACCTTGAACCAGTAATAGATGCCGCCCCATCTCTCGACATCTCTTCCCATGATCCTGCTGTAGTACGTCGTCAGCGGCTCGTTCTCGACCGTCAGCAGCCTGGTGTACACTGTCTCGCCGGCCTGGCGATAGTAGATCCTGTACCTGTCTGCGTCCGAGACCGGCGCCCAGTAGATGAACGGCTTATCTTCATGCGGATCCTCAACTGCCTCGACGGTCACGCCGCTATCGACCTCATGCAGTTCTATGTGCGTTACGTCATCACCGGCAATAGGCACGTCCATTGTCTTGCTCGTGCTCGTGTGCGTAACCGGCCCGGCATAGTAAGTGCCATCGATGAACACCCACGCCAGCTTGTCCACATCGCCAGTCCAGGCAATCCGGATCAAGCTCGCGCTGATGTACGTGTACGTGATATTGCTTCGCAGGATTCTCACTTCTGCTTTCTCTTTTCCGCCAGCACGGCCGCAAGTCGTTTTGCTTCCGCGACCATTGCCTTGTTCGGGTTCTTGCCAAGGAACTCCTTGCTCAGCTCGATGAAGCGTTTGCAGAACAGATCCATCTTATGGCAGGCCCTGGCATGGGCCGGGTCCTTCTTGCCCTTACCGTAATTATCCGGCACCGTCTTTTCAACCCAGCTGAATGACTGCAGCGCATACGGCAGGAACTTCGCAAAGCGCTTCTTGGTCTTGTCGCATGCGAACGCCTGCAGCAGTGCCTTGAGAATCAGAATCAGGCACAGCAGAATCACCGCGCCAGCGCTCAGTCCTTCCGGCGTCAGTAGTTGTTCAAATTCCATCTCGTTCTCCTTAGCTTGGCGTGTAACCTTCCCACGGCCACCAATGCGGAATGTTCGACTGATAGACAAATGGGCATGCGATATCAGCATGAAAATACCAGCTGCTGCCATCGCCGTTCTTGTCCCACATGCGAGCGTCAACCCCTGCTGGCAAATCTGGACGGACCTGAATGATGCGGTCCATCTGGTCTGCAAACAGCGTGCGTTTGTTTCCAGTCATTCCGCTGTTTGTCCATTTCACAGTCCAGCTCAAGCCAGCATCATCGCTGTATTGTAGCTGCGCGGAATTCGATGCATTATATACGGAAATCCACACCCTGTCCTTCAGGGCAAGCGGTCCACCGATCCATCCGTATGAGCCCCAGTCACTTGTCTTGTCTGCGATACTACTGTTTGTGACGAAGTATCTCCCGGCAGCACCACCGACTACGGCTGTCGTCCTCAGATAGGCATATACAGTGCTATCCGCCTGCGGCCAATGTGATTTCCATTGAATGATACGAACTCCTGTTTGCGTTGTCGGATTGCCATCTTCATCCTCGTCAGCTTCGCCGATTGTAGTCAGCGACCAGCTGCTGCCGCCATTGCTGCTCTGCAGAATGCCGTAGATAAGTTTGTCAAGATCGGTTCCCGCATTTGATCCATGCCACCATAGCGTCACGCCTGCCGTTAACACCTGTCCGCTTTTGCTCACGCCCCAACCATGGATGTTGTACCTTTCATTTTGTCCATAGTCACCATACCAGTCCGGCCTATTACTGCTCAGCTCAGACAAGATCGCACTGTGAGCCAGGCTCGTCCACGTCCCATCAGGCGTATCTGCGCTTATGATGTCGACGGAGTAATTGCAGTTCGCTCCGTAATCGCTTGAATAGTATCTGACCAGCACGCTTGCATAGTACTTCAGATCAGACCCTCGCATATCCACGCCACAGTAGTCAGAGATTGTTCCATAGAAGTACGTGTTGTACCCTGATTCAGGCAGTCCGCTTATGCTGTGTTCCGTCCAGGTCTGCCCCTTATCGCTTGTGAACCTCACGCTTGGATGCGTGCTCAGGTAGTCATATAGCGTAGGGGTCTCATCGAAAGGACTGCTTCCAACAAGACAGAAATTTGCGGCCGAGTCACTTACACCATCAGACCATGGCGTGCTGTTTCCTATCTTGTTCGTTCCTCCATTGCTTCTTCTTAAATCGTCAATGCAGTTGTACAGCGTTCCAGGGTGACTCGACAGATCATTTATCACAAAGTCATAATTAGGCGCCCAATTGACTCTGAACGGCGCCTTGTCGATCGGATAGGTCTCTGTCGGAATCACTTTGGCCTCGACAATGTACTGACTGTCTGCTTCGGTCGCATCTAAAAATACATTCATGAATCCAAGCAGATCGGACTCTTCAACCTTGACAGCGATTCCTTTTGTCCCTCCATATCCTATGGCTGGATAGAGCCTGTACAGCGTTGTCACGTCCCCGACCTTGACCGGGATCGCAAGATCGTCCTCGATCAGCGTCGGCAGCCGCACAGTATTTTCCCAGTCGGTATAATATCCCATCACGTGACTCTCACGAATTGAACCAGGTCGCCACTTGCAGTTCCATCGGCTTTTGATTTGTATGCATAGACATACTGGCTCGTCGTGTAGCTGATCACATACAGTTGCGGAACTCCGCCTCCGGCCGTCCGGATGATCATCGCAATGTGATCACTGTCCTTATCCGTTCCCATGTACGCGAGAACTGTGAAGCCAGTCTTGTCCTTGACGTACAGGTCCTCACCATCTTCGGTTCCGACCGTATCTCCAGGCTCGACCGCTGCGCTTACCTTGGCAATGAACGGATCATAGCTAAAGTCCAGCATTCCAGGCTGGCTGTCCTCGTCCGCGCTTCCTATGCCTTGATATGGAACATTGAACGCAAGTTCGCTGTTGTCCTCGTTCGGCTTCCTGGCCTGGACAACACCGTCTTTGACTCCACTGCTTTCCGCGCTCGTATCCACGACAAGTGGCTTGCCGCCAGTGATAACAGAGTTCTTCTCGGAAGCCTGGCTCAGTTGTGCCGTCACTCCCTGCTCGGCCTGTGCGCTTGTCTTGCGATCCTCGCCGCTGCTCATGGCCGTGCTCGCGCCAGCGCCTGTGCCTTTCTTGTTGTCGCTGTTCAGGCTCGCCGGCTTGCTGATGTTCTGGTTCCACTGATTATCCTGCGCACCGAAATGGTGGCTTTCCATCGTCACCTCAACCGTGTGATCGGTCAGGACCTTTGCCAGATCGATGCTCTTCACCGCGCCGTCTGCCACGCCCACGTTCCATCCCAGCCAGAACGGCAATCGCCTCGTCCAGCTCGTCTGCATCCATTCGAAGCTGCCGCTGACCTTCGCCCGACAGTAGAAGTCGCGGTACATCTGCGCCAGGACTTCCATGTCCTCCGTATCGTCCCAGATCAGCGCCTCTTCGCCGTCTTCATTCAATCCGTAATACTTCACGTAATTGACGAAGATTTCCTTCGTGCCAGTACCTTTTCCGTCCTTGGCCTCCAGCTCATACTCAAGCTCACTTGTGATCGCAGGATATGTCACGCGGAGAACATCGTCGCTGTCAGTCGGATCTGCGCTGCCGCCTTTTTCGTGGCCAATCTCCCGATACAGCGTCAGCTTGTAGTTGCGCCTTGTGCGGTTTGGCTCGATCACCTGCCTGACAGCCATCGGCTGCTTGGTCCAGAATACGCAGTACTGATCGTCGTCGATCTCGACGTTCGTGAACTTGCTGGCCTCGCCGTAGTCTACGATCACGTTCTGCGTCTTGGTCTGGCCTTCGTTATCCGGGTCGGGCACGGTCTCCAGCTTCGGCCTCAGAACTTTCGTGGCGTCAATGTAGTGCGGCGTGCTATTATCGACCTCCTTGTCTTCATCCCATTCCGTGTTGTACGCACGCTGATGAAAGTCGGCTCGGTAGAACTCATACGCCGGCCCGCGGATGACCAGCACCTTCCCCATGTCGCCAATGATGTCGACCTTGCCATCGTCGTTCAGCTCGATGTCATCCGGATCATCGTCGGTCGTATCGCGCTCGCCGATCTTGCGCAGCAGGTGCGGGAAGATCCTGTACTGCAGTTTGTACTTCGCATACCGCTCGGCCTGCGTCTGGGGATCGTACGCAACTCCCGGATCTTCGTTATCGATCAACCCCGGCCTTTTGTCCAGCCCAAGGTCCGCAGACGGATAGTCGCCTGCATCGACGTCAGTCTGGCGCACGACCTGTCGCCAGATCTTTTCCGGACTCTCAGTACGTTCGTGCACCTCGCCCCAGGCCTTGATCTTGACCTTGTTGTATTTCTGACTGCTGTCGGTCGTGATCTGCACGCTCTTGTTATCGGCATAGCCTCTGAAGTCTACCTCGAAAGTCGTGTTGCTGAACTCGGCTGCATTCAGGATCTTGATCACCTTGTCACCGCTGTTGCTCACATGCCCGTAGAATACCAGCGCCGGGTTGAACGCCAGGACCTCGCGCACGACCTGCAGCTGGTTCTTGCCGCCCGGCTTGTAGTTCGGAGGCTGGAATTCGTACGGATACTTGCCTTCGACCTGGTTCAGCTCATCCCAGTCAAACGTGAAGTCAGCATCCGCGAACTCGCGCTCCAGAATCTGCCTGATGTTTCGCTTCTGCGTGCTCTTGTCGATGACATTCGCCGCCGGCACGTTGTAGGCATCAATCTGCCGATCGTGATTCTCTCGCTCAAGCTCGTGCAGGAAGTCGTATGCGGTGTACGTCACCTGCTCGCCGCCAAGATTTTCCGGAATGATGTAGATCTTGCCCCTGAATGTGCGCTTGCATACCGTGCATTCGATCTCTTCCTCCAGCTCGAACATGTGCGGATTGTCTTCAACCTGTCCCTCTTCGTCCAGTAGCGTTCCGTCAAACGTGTCGTACGCCGCCTGGAAGGTGAAGACCGCCTTCTGGTTATAGGTCCAGCGCATGGTCTGGATCGTGATATGGTTCGCGCTCGGATAGATTCTTGTCGCCATCAGGTCAGTGCCTTCACAAACGTCACCGTCGCCATAGCGCTTTTCCCATCCCCACCGACATTGACATCTATCGACTCAGGATAGACCGTCGTCAGCGTATCGGTCTCGGTCGTCAAGTTCCCCTGGCTTCCGTTGGGCACGATGTACTTGCGTCCGAAATTCGTGGTCTTGACCACCATCGGCCTGAAGCGCAAGTTGGTCAGCAGGTTCTCTATCTGCGCCTCGTACCCGCCCCTGCTCGGTTTGGCCAGGATCAAGTCTATCGACCACCGTCTCAGGCCATCGCTATCAATCGGATTCGCGAAGCCCTTCTGGTCCACATGTCCGATGTTCACCTGGCTGCCGCCGATCCTTTGCCACTTGACTGTATGCGCCATTGCCGCTCCCTACTGGCTCCGAGTCTCCGTTGCGATAGTCTCAACCGTGTTGCTCAGATTGCCTACGTCTCCCTTCAGCCTCGTAACGTATTCGCGCATCTGATTCATTCCTTCTACATTCAGCTGCGCTACCTGGCTTGTCAGATCAATGGCCTCGATCGTTGTCCTTACTACGTCGGCTTCTGCGGCAGTCGGACCTGCAGGTGAAACTGCACCAGACGCACGTACGTATGCTGCGGTTTTTTCTGCCTCTGCCTGCGCTTCCCCAGCTTTTGCCGCGCTTACTCCAGCCTGCACCACACGTGCAGCAGCTTGTGTCGCAGCCGGAACCGCTGTTCCGGCCTGTACTGCCTTCGCCTGATCTTCCGTCAATTTCGGAAATGCGAAGCCTGCGCCCACTTGCTTCAGTCCTCCACGCGCCGTGACTAGAGTCTTTTCCAATTCCTTCGCAGGACACACTTCTTTAAGGGCATTCGCCATCACTCTAGTCGTCGCTTCGGCTTTTTTGAAGTCCTTATCTACCTGCTTGCCGCCAGCAGTGAGATTCTTTTTCGACTTATCGGTTGCTTTTGCAGCTTCCTCAGCCTGGCGCCGCTGTTCTTTTGACGCATCCAGTGCCGCCTGGTACTGGCCCTTGGCAAGATTCGTCTCTGCCTCGATCTCACGCAACCGCGCCAGATGTTCAGCCCTTCTGCCTGTGCCACCTTCTGTGCCGCGTAGTGCGGCGATCGTAGCAACCCGTTCTTTTTCCAGCCGATCCAGCGTGTCCTTGTGCTCTGCCGCTCGTGCCTGCTGCCTGGCCACAGCTTCCTTTTCGATCGCATCCAGCCTGGCTTGCTTGTCTGATTCAAGAAATCTCTGGCTCTGCTCCTGCGCAGACCTCAGCTTCTGTAGGTCACGCTGGTACTCATCGGTGTCAATCAGATGCAGCGCATATTGAACATCGAGGAATTCTTCCTGAATTCCCTGCCAGATATTCAGAATGAACTTGGCCACCGCACCCATCGCCCTCTCCCATATGCTCTGGAAGCTGGCCGCGATGTCGATCCATACGTCTTCTACCGAATTGCCCACATCCTGCCAGATGCCAAGGAAGGATGCCTTCAAATCTATCAGCAGCCCCGCAACATCCTCCACGGCAGTTCTGAACAGCTCAGAGCACTGAAAGGTGAAGATCTCCCACTGGCTTTTCAGGTAAGCAATGGCCTTGGCCCAGACCAGCCTCAGGCCGCTTGTGGCCACCTGAAACGCCAGTTCCAAATCGCCGGCAACAAACGCATCTGCAATCCCTCCAAACGCCTCCTTGATCGCGTCACCCATGGTCTTGAACGCACCGCTGACGGTATCGGTTACAGCAGGAATCCTTGCCAGCAGCGTGCCCGCCGCCACCAGGCCCGCGACCATGATCCCAAGCGGACTGATGACAAGCGCGATCGCGCCTCCAATCGCTGCAATCGCTGTCGAGAATCCGCTTAGTGCCACGCCAAGGACAAAGAGCGTTGTCCCGACGCCGACCAGTGCAGCTCCAAGAGCACCGACTGCGGTCACGATAATTCCGATGCTTTTCGCCGCACCTTCGTTCTCTTTGACCCACTTCTCGATTCCGGTCAGAAACTGATTTATTTGCTTCACGCCTGGCGCAAGCATCTCTCCCATAGCCAGGCTTATCCTGTCAATGATGTTGCCGACCTTCTGCATCGCAAGCTGAACCTGCGGGCCGAACATCTCGTCCATGATCTTCGCCATCTCTTCTGCAGTTTTGATTCCATCCTCTCTTGCCTTGATAAGTGACTTCTCTCCGCTTGTCACCGCATCCAACTGCGTACGCAGGATGTCGAATACCTTTCTTCCTTTGACGCCAAACAACTCGGTCAGCAGAATCAGCTCTGCCTGATCGCCTTTAGCGCCGGCATAACCTTCTCTTGCGGCTTTTACAGCCTTCTCAACCTCACCAATCAGAGCCGGCATTTCTTTGATCCTGCCACCTTCGCCAACAAACGTCAGACCTGCAAAGGCCTTGTTCGTCTTTGCCAGCTGTTTGAATTTCTTTTCGACATTACCTGCCTGCAAGTCGAGAGTACGCAGCGCAGTACCAGCTTCAGCTCCGCCGATCTGCTGTCCAAGCACGCCAGCGATTGCAATGACTTCCTCAAACCTTCTTCCTACTCCAAACGCCGTCGCTCCGGCGTTTTCCCAAAAAGCCTGGATCTTCGGACCATCCAGCTTGAACTGCTTTACTCCCTGCGCGATGACGCCAGCAAACTGATCGCCGAATTCCTGCGCATCTATGCCGCGTCCAAAGGTAGCCTGAACCGTAGTATAGAGATCTGCGATCTGGTCAGAGCTTGCCTTTGTCGCCTTGGCCACGGTCGCGCTCATCTTTGCCAGGTCGGCGACCGCAGTCGAGCTTAGGTCTGACATTGCCGATCTGATCGAATACGCGCCGTCGATGATCTCTTTCGCGCCAACACCGGCAAAGGTGCTGCTCATTTCCAACGCCGCTTCTTGAATTTCTTTCGCCGCCGCTCTCGCGCCTTCCTGTCCAAGATCTATGTACAGGCTTTTCAGCTGTCCCAGACTGCGCTGTATATCGAAGCTGCTCCTGGCTACCAGCGTTGCCGCGCCAGCCATTGCTCCGCCGATCAGGCCAATGCTTCTTCCAATCTGCTTCAGCGAGTTCGCCGCAGCCGTCATCCGCCGCGTCATTCCGGTCGTGAATTGCTTTGCAGCATTGGACACCGTTCGCATGGCATTCAATGCCGGTGCTGGATTCAGCGTGATTTCGCCCGCAAGACTTTCTTCAGTCATCTTACCTCCTGTTGATCAAGCTCGCGAACCGCATGACCTTATCTTCCGGATCGTCAGCCGACCATCTGTGCTCGCCGGTCTCCGCGCCACGCTTACTTCCCTTGCGAGCCTTCTTCATGGCCTTGATCGTCATGTACCTGTCCCAGTTGATTTCGTGCAGCAGCGAGACAAGTGTGCCAAGGCGCATCCAGCTGATCTCTTCTACTGACCAGCTGTATTCTTTGCAGAAGGTGTGGCAGAATCTTGACCATTCGATTCCTTCGTCTTCGTCTTCGACGGGTTCTTGTCCTCCGTCGGCCCATCCGCCACCACCAGTCCCACTGCTTTGATAAAACCCCGCAGCTGTTCCGGCGTGGCCTCCACCTGGAAGCACGCCATGAGCATCGCCAGGTATCGACGCAGCAGGTTGGGCTTCATCACATCCATCAGTTCGGATCGTACGCTGTTCAGCCTCTTGTTGAGCACCTTCGGATCCATGTACGTCTGTTGCGCTTCCTTCGAATCGTGCTGGATTACCAGCGCCGCCAGTATCCGCTGGACCTCGGCGAACTTGATGTCCGGAAATCCACCGTCTTTTGTTGCTTGCTCCATCTCCGTGCTCATCGTCAAGAAGCTCTTTCCCGTGACGTGCTCGACGTACATGATGCCGCGCATGGTGATTGGCGACACGTACAGCTCCACGTCTTCAGCTATGGGGATTTTCTCGTTGCCCAGAAACTCACACAGCCGCTTGTCCATGGCTACCCTTTCTTACAACTCCGCCCGGTAGGCCTCAGGGCAGGAGGCACGCACCCCCTGCCCCGGCCTTATTTGCTACGCTTGTCGCGTTTGGCATCACGTCCAAGCACTGACCTCGATCTTGATCTTGCCAAACTCATTGCCGCTGTTCGCCGTGTACTCAAGCGCCGTGACCTCGATGTCGGTATCGCTGAAGTCATCGTTCGGGATTTCAGCGTCACCAGTCGGAGACACGCGGCCTTTCCACACGAACGCATGCCAGTACTTCCCGTCAGGCCGCTCGTGCTCCAGCCCGACCGTGTAGTACTTGAACACCAGCGAAGAGCCAATGTTCACATCACCATCGGCAGTAGCCGGCTCGTCCACCTGCAGCAGCACCGACAGGTTCTTCTGCGTCTTCTCGCCGACCGAACACCGCAGGCCGAATTCCTTCGTGATGATCCGCTCCTCAATGATGTTCGCGCCTTCCTTGTACTGGATGGTCTCGATGTTGATCGTCACCGCCGCACCACGGGCAGGACCAAGATCGCGACCGCCATTGGCCGTTGTCGGCGCAGCAACTGCGGTCACCGGAGACCCGCTCAGCTCTGCAACCCACATTCGGCACTTCCCAACAAACATACTTTCTGTTCCCATAACTCTCTCCTTTATCTTGCTGCGAGCAGCCTGTAGTCAAGATGAACCGCGAACTCCGTGTCGCTGTCCACCGAAATCCTGTTCACCAACCTCATCAGGTACGTCACTCCATCGTCGGCAGAAGGCTTCTGTCCTCTAAGCGCGTCGTAGACCAAATCCGCCACCTGCTCTGCCTCCAGCGAAGTCGCCCTGCTGAATGCGCTGATCTGCAGCCGGTCGTCATTGATGTCTTTGCTGTCCAGCTCATAGTCGAGCGTCTGAATTCCCTGGCTGATCATCACCCGCGGATAGGTCCTCAGCCTGGTATTGTTCCCCGCACGGTTGACGATGGCCTTCGCAGGCACGACAGCCGTCAGCGCCACGTCAGCTTTCAGAATCACGAGCGTGCCTTCGATCGTGTGCAGCATTACTCGATCCTCCGCACGCGACTACGCGCCCATGGTGCCTCGATCCTGATCGCCTCGCGCAGGAACGGCCTGCCAGGCACCTCGCTCGTACCGAACTCTACGTACGCCGCGTATTCCTTGCCCAGCAGAATGACCATCGTAAAATAGGCCAGCCTCGTGGCGTCCACGCGCACGCTCTGGCGCAGATGGCCATGATCGACAGGTGCCTTGCCTTCTCTCCATCCACCGGTATCGACTCCCATTCTGGTAATACCGCTGTATCCTTCGCGTACCCTTGCCGCGATGTCGTCCGCGGCCTCCAGCAGCATTGCCATGTACGCCCTCTGGCGCCTGGCCCAGAAGTCTGTCATCTGCCTATCCAGGTTGTTTCGCATCTTGGCCATCAGCTCTGCCTGTCTCCAGCAGCCATCAAAAACCAATGCCATCTTGTCTCGGCTGCTTCGAAAATCGGCAAGCACTCCGTCACTCTATATCGCATGCTGTTGATCGTGATCTCATCCGGATACGGTGCGCTCAGCTGGTACAGGGTCTTGAACACCGCATCCACGTACTCGACTCTACCCTGATTTCCAGCACGTCTGAGGCTGACGTTCTGCGTGTCCAACAATCCGCTCACCTCAATATAGGTCTCGACGAACTCCTCTTCTCCTACGTCATTGAAGCTAGGCGGACTCGCGCTTTCCAGCAATGTCACCGCAGCCAGGTCTCGTCCAAGAACGCCGCCATAGATATACCTCGTTCCGCTGGCAGTGACCTTGAACCATGCCAGGCCCACTGCCGTCTCGCTGTTCTTTGTGCTGGTGACAATCCCCCAGTAGGTTCCGTTTGACAGCGCCGCATCCAGCGAGACGTTCTTCGTGATACTGGTCTCTGAACTGTATTCCTCCGTCGCGGTATTGAATGACTTGAATGTATTCGTGCTGCCGCTTTCGCAATCGGTCAGCAGTACAGTTGCGCCAGTTCCGTCCTTCTGGTCCGTGACCATAAATACGGGCGTGCTGATGCCAGATGGCGATCCGCTTTCTTCTGTTACTGGACCGAAGCCAGTCAGCATGCCATATGATGCGCTCATCATGGTCCTCTGTAGCCGCCAATCCTATGCGTCTCGGCCGTCACATTGCTTCCATCTGGCTGCGTCAGATCTTTTCTGAACAGCTCCACATCCGTTCCGCGTTCGTAATACACAGCCTGCCATGGTGTCTGCGTTCTATCCACGGCAATATCCATCTCCGTCCGTTTCTGGATTGTGGTCTGATTCGCGGCCGTCGCGTAGGAGGCAGCTACCAATGTCCTTGCCTCCATCTCGGCATTTGTCGGCCCGTCGTACGTATTCAAAGCTGACGAGCACTGCGCCAGCACATCTGCGGAGGATACGTTGTTCAATGCCGCGATCAGCCCAGGAACAGTCGTTCCCGTGTCCTCAAGAATGGCCGCGACATTCGTTCCAACCGTGCCTGCCACAACCGCAGAATTGACCGCACTTGCGATCGCTGCCAGCGTTGCAGTCGCATCTCCCTCATTGATCAGGAACTCTTCAACCTTGGCCGAAATCGCAGCGAGCAACGCCGTGGCATCACCCTCGTCCAGCATCATCGCTTCCAGCTTTGTTCCAATGGCCGTGAGCGCCGTGTTGTTCGGCGCATTGACCAAGTCCATCTGTGCGCCTGCAGCTGCCGCCGTCTTGGCCGCGTCGTAGTCGCTGTGCAGCGTGATTGACCCGTCGGATAGGGATGCTTCTAGCGCTGCCGTGGCCGCAAGAGCCGCGCTATTCGTGCCGCGCATGTATCGGTTCTCAATGGAGAATGAACCTATCCACGCATTGACGGTCTGCCCGTTAATCGTCACGCCTTCGATTCGGACAGCATAATTTGATCCAGTAACCCAAAAATCGGCAACTGTATCATCAGAGGTATCAATTACGACTAGGTGATTCCCGGTAATGCCATCATAATCAATAGACACAGTTACTCCGGCTGCGTTATTTCTCTGCGTCAAACCGCCATCTTTATGGATGTGAACGTCCGTATTTGCGAAATCCGTAATCGTACAGGATGCACCATCAGAATCGAAGGTGTTAAATGGGACTTCGATTGTGTCATTTTCGTTTATGTTGCCAAGATATGGAACTGGCATCGTCTTGCTCCTGTCCTATCCAAATGGCCCAACTAATGGACCAGATCCGCCGCCGGTATCTATTAGGTTGCTGCCTTCTACCGCGCCGATACTCGGCGTGGTTGCGTGGCGTGGCTTGCCAAAGTAATCGTAATCACAGCTTGCGTCCATGCCCGCGTGGTACAGGCTGCTGTCTTCGGTGATCCCGAAAATGGGATAGTAGTTGCCGTTCGCGTTATCGCGGTGCCAGGACAAATCGTCGCGCGTCTGACTTGGCAAATTACCAGATCCGGTCGACCAGTTGCCGTTAGTGCAAGACGTATCATCGGCTGCGTTGTTGTAGCCGGTTGCGTTGCCGTGATTGACCCAGGCGTCGCTGCCGCCGCTGAAAGCTACGCAGTTCCTGAACGTCGCAGTTTCGTTTCCCACGTTGATGTTTTGCGGGTTCGCCCTGGCAAAGGTGCAGTGATCGAATTGCGCATTTGCTCCGCCGTCAACCCGTAGGTTGTAGCTCTTCGTGTTGCACAAAACCGTGTTGCGAACCGTGAGTGATCCGGTCGTGTTTACATACAGGCAGTAATTCCCGCCCTGGAAGTAACACATATCCACAACAAGCGTCCCGTTGGAGAAGGTGAGTTGTGTCGGCGCCCCAGCGTCATTTGTGCCGACAATACCCACGCCTTTGATTTCCAAACTGGCGCCGTCAAGATCGCCACGGCAGTCCACCATACCGTATGAATCATCCTGCATGGTGACGTCCATGGCCATGCCGTACAAATTGCACTTCGGGCCGGCGTCCGCGCCGATGTCGTTCATTTTCTCGTTTAGCCAATCGGTTGACCGGCTCTGGTCTGAATACCACAGCAAAATGCTATCGCCTGCGCTGCATCCTGCTTTCGCCAACGTCGGCGTGTTGTACTGATAGATTGTACTCTGGCGTTGGGGCGTGCATTCGTCGTCCGTGCTCCAGCCGCTGGCGTCGGATACCGTAATCTCGAAAGACCCGTCCGACTGCTCGCCGCCGATGGCTGTAATCTGCTGGCTGGACGAATCGGTCACGTTGGCGACATAATCGCCAACCTCGAAAAGCTCCTCCCAGACACCGCGCCGCCAATCGCCCTCGGCCCAGGAAATCACGTTCCCGGTTACCGTGACGGCTGCTGGGTTGCCTGCGATACGGTCGTCTGCCATTGTTTACGGTTCCAGTTGTTCCTGAATCAGTCCGCGCCTGCGGGCTTCTTTTTCCAGTGCGGCCTCGCCCACGTCCTGCAGGTCAAGCGCTTCCGTGTCCGTGACCAGGGCGCGGTTGATTGCGCTGGCCTGCACAACGTAGCGCCCCACATGGACCTGACGGTCGTCCTCTTCCGGCTGCAGGTCCTCGGTCGTGACGATCTCGAAATCTGCAAGGACGCCCGGCATCCACTTGATACCGTGCGGCTTGGCTTGGATGAATTTGCCGTCCCGAAAGCAGGCGTCGTATTTCATGCCTCGCCTTTCATCTTCCCTGCCTTGCGAATCGCTATGCCATTGCCACGTTTCCATTCAAGGCCAGGTTGCCCATGATCTCACGGATCTTCTTCGGCCTGTTCGAGTTGAACCAGAAGTCCAGAGTCCCGGTGTCATTTGCCGCCTTCTCCCGCTGTTCCTCTTCGCGCACGTAGAAAAAGAACGGCACGTTCGACAGCTCGCTGTGGATCCACTCGCGAAAGCTCCGTGCGCCGTTGCCGACGGTGCTCATTTCGACCAGGATGCAGCTGACGTCCTTCGGATCTGTTACCTGCAAGTACTTCATCGCATCGGCCATACCGGGAAAGCTCATTACGCGCCGGCCGGCACTCAGGACCACGACTTGTAGAAAATCACGAAATTCCTGATTGCTGTCTATAATCAGGAAAATCCCACTCGGCCTTGCCGCGATTCTCAGCGTCCTGCTCGTCTTGATGTAGGCCTGTGCCGCATCCATTTCCCTCTGCTGCATCTCTTTGAGATTCATGGTCGGCCTGTCCTTTCGCAAATCTCTACAGCCTTCTCTACCCTCGTCAGAAGCGGCTCGACCCGCTGCTGTATATCGAGATTCGATTGCTGCAATTTGAGGTTTTCGCTCAGGATGTCGATGAACTGATTGTGCCTGTTTTCCAGCAGATTCGACACGTCCTTCATGTATTGCTTCTTGTCGCGCCAAAGCCAGTAGATTACCAACATGAGAATTGCAGACAGCCCCCATCCGCCGTTTGAAGCCAGGAAATCAGTCAAGGTCTGCAGGTCCATGGTGTCTCCTTCGCTATAGCCGTATTGTATTTTTCACCAGGACCGTTTTCAACAAGCACTTACCAGAACCATTCCCGGCTGTAGTGATGATAGACGTACAACCCGTCCAGTCTGAGCATTTTGAAGCCGTGGTTGCGGATCCGCACATGATAGTCGTTATCCACACCCAGGAAGCCATCCTTGAACCCGCCGACCTTGCGCCAGACCATCTTATTCGTCAGCATGAAGAACCCGCTGCCCAGATCCTTCCCCATATCCGTGATGTCCGTCACCTGCACGCCGTTCTCGTCCCACAGCTTCTTCGCGAACTGCCGGTGTTCTTCGATGTCATTCGACTCAGGCGCATCCGGATGCTTCTGCTCTGTGCGTCCGATCCTATTCGTCCAGCACGTTATCCATCCAGCCTCGTTGCCATGGAACCTTATTGCGTCCAGGCAGATCTCGTACCAATTCGGATTGCAGAGAAATACATCCTGATCCAGGAACAGCACCCAATCGTCTGCGTTCTCCATGTATCGATTGTATGCCTGGCCGACCTCGCCTCCAGGCTCGTATGGGATGTTGGTGTCGATGAACAGACCGTCGTCTATCTTGTGCTCGGCCAGCTTCTGCAGGTTGTCTTTGTGGTTCATAGTATCCTCGCTTTGATTTCGAATTCACCAGCCAGCGGCGGTAGAAACTCACCATCTTGCTTCGGCCCATTCGCCGGATCGTGGAACACGGTATCGATCGGCGCATCCTCGAATACGACCTCCGCATGTGCTGTGTTCATGATCGGCTTCAGCTTGCTGATTTCGACCTTGTGCTGAACCCCGCTCTTTTTCATCGCACGCAGTACGTCATCGACCAATACCGGCGCCGTGTGTCCGGTCCATTTCGTCCAGGCGAACCGCAGCCCGAACTCCACCAGCCGCAGCTCGTCATCGCTGAAGTTCGGTATCCTGATCCAGACCATGTTCGTCGACGCACGCATCATGTTCTCGACAATCTGTCTTGCGTCATCGACGCTCGGAACATGCTCCAGAAAATGGAACGCCAGGTACGTGCTGGCTTCGATCAGATCCGTCTGTCCATCCACCGGGCAGCAGAGAAAATGATAGCCCTTGTGCTGAATGGTCTGCTCGTACTCACGCTTGCAGTCTATTGCCAGACAGGCCTCAGGCGAGTAGCCAAACTGCTTGCACGCCATATCCATCGCGTTGCCGTTTTTGCATCCAAGATCCACTGCGCTCAGCATTGCACGACCTCCGGATTGACAATCACCTCATCGTGTCCAAAGTCTGCGAGACCGAATCTCGCATCCTGCTTACCCTTCCACGCGATCACGCCAAGACTGATTGGTTCTACATCCGTTGGATAGCCGTGCTCGAACACCTCGACCTTGAACCACGGCTGAATCTCCATCAGATTCCTGAGCTTGGTCGCGTCGTACAGCGCCTTGTGTAGCTGCTGATCTGAGTAGCGCATGTGCTTCTTGGCCAGCCCGTGCGTGGCCAGGAATACGTTCTGTAGTGGCATCATGCCGCCGAGATATAGCGCTGCCACGTGCTTGAAGTTCGGAATTCCGGCAAGCACCAGTCTCCCACACGCGCCCAGAGCCTGATAGCAGCTGCCGACAAAACCAACGGCTTTGCTGTCCGTCAGGTGTTCCAGGAAAGCATAGCCGAAGATCGCGCTCGCACTGCCCTTCTGTACAAATCCCAGCACATCACTGCAGTCAGCCACCAGATCAGCTGCGTCGGTCGGTCTGATGTCGACGTTCATAAAGCCAGCAATCGGCCTGTTTCCGCATCCGACGTTGATCTTCATCCTTGCTCTCCGAACATGTTGACCAGCTTCAGCTTATCCCAATCCATATTGGGATCGCGGAACATGCCCCGGCTTTTGAATCCTGCGTAGCCGTCCCACATGCTGCCGCAGTCGATCATCGTGATCTTGTCACCAATCAGCGGCCACAGCCTGTGCTGCAGGACATTGGTCATCATGCTGCTGCTGAACAGGATCACCTCGCACCACTTGCACGCATCCAGTACTCGCTTGAACACGCCATCGACCTTCTTGAAGCAGTCGACCTTCGGCACGTCAATCAGCTGCTCGAACTCCAGGCTGCTGGTTCCAAGATGCATCGGCCCGACCACGAGCACGCGCTTGGTTTTCAGCGCCTTGACGAACGGCCACAGCCTGCCCTTGATATTCGCCTTATGCAGGCAGTCGCTGTCGTACCACGCCCTGTCGATCTTGTTCACTGCAAGGTAATCCATCAGTGCAACATTCAGATCCTTCACGGCCTTGCGCTGCATGCCCCAGATCACGCCATCGTCGCTGCATACAGCCTCTTCAAGCGCCAGCTTCAACTCCGGCATGTACTGGTGGCCATCACAGTTCTTTCCGCCGTATCCAAGAATGCACCGCCACTCGCCGTCTCCGTACCGGACAAACGTAAACGGCTTCCCTTTCTCCAGCTTTTTCACCAGCTCCAGCACATTCAAACTGTTCACCTGTACCATCGTCAGTCCTTTTTATACCAAGGCTTGAACGCCAGCATCTTTTCAATTTCTGGAAATTGACCAGTGAACATCTGGCAGCGATCATCCAGTGAGTAGAAAGCTGGTGGTTTCGCACGCGGGAATTGGATCTTGTCCACGATCAGCCTTGCAGCATACCGAACCTCATCCGTCCACTGATCGGCAAAGGCCGTCTCGGCGATGATGCTACGCCACCACTCTGGCGTCTCGTCGTATTCACACGCATAGTCGCAGTACCACTTGAGCAACCAGGTCCTCATGGCCCAGCGCCCAAACAAGAACTTGCTTCTGCTGCTATAGATCGCTGGCTGCACATATGGCGATCTTGCAAGCATAGCAAGCCATTCGAGTGCGCCAGCAACCGGAATATCTGGTATCGTCCGCGGTCCCTGCCATCCGCTGGTGTAGCTATGGATCACGCCGTCGAAGTCAATGCAAATGATCGGCGTGAACTTGGGCACCTCCTGTCCTTTGTTTTCGTTCACCATCGCCCGGCCTCCTCAGTCCTCGATCAGTATGTCCAAGATGTTTGCACGCTCCTCAATCTTGATAGCGTCCACGACCTCAAGCGTGTCGCAGCTGATCTTGAATATCGCAATCTGCCTGGGCCAACTACGCTCGTTGCGCTTCCCCCTGTGGCTCCCCCCAACATAGAAATGGTCCTTGTACTCGACCAGTCCGCGAAGGTATCGTCCCTCCAGATCTATCTTGCGATATACCTCACCTGTATCCCTCTTCTGACACACCATTTGACCAGTTCCACTGCTGAGCGAAAACATATCGTTTCCGCGCACAAGAACGTTATGCCCGCGATCTCCAACGTCGCGATATATTCGCCAGATCTTGATCTCTCCAGCAAGCAGTCTTGGTAAATCGAGTACGGCAATGAAGCTCGGCCCGTGGTTGTGGCAGTACACATACAGCCCTTCCTCCCAAATGCACATGCTGTTGATGTGGTTCACGTCCTGTGCTTTGCCGCCTGGAATTCCGAAGTCGATCTTGATCTTCTCGTGCTTTCCATTCTGAACGTCGGTCAACACAATCTCATTGCTGACGCTGGCGGTAGTCAGAATGTACGGCCCATAGCTGATGATCTGGTGCGCTCCCTGGCAGGCAGCTATCGTCAACTTGTTGCACAGCGCCATGGTCTTGTCCAGGAACAGCAGCAGCGTCGGGTCTTCCGGATTCTCACCCTGGCGCTTGGCAAATACGTACATCCCCTCGTACCTGGCAATGCCATAGATGCAATCTTCATTCGGCACCTGGCCTTTGTCGATCACAAAGTCTCGATCGTCCTCGCGAACATAGCAGTCAGTCAGCGTGCTGTACAACAGTCTCATCATCGGCCTTCCATATCATCCAGCTTGGATTCGTCCACCCGCGTACAGGATCTTCCGTCACGTGAAAGCAGTCATGCAGGCCGTGCCTGTCTACAAACTCATTAACGGCCTGGATCACGCCGCACGTGCCCTTGACTTTGTAGTCATGGCCGGCGAGTATGCCGCCTTTCTTCACCAGTGGCCAGTACAGCGCAATGTCCTTCTTGATGCCATCGTACCTGTGATCGGCATCGATGTAGATGAAGTCAAACGACAGGCTTTCAAACTCCATCCACGCCTGGTCGCTCCTGGCCTTGATCAACCGCGCATGCGTTGTCTCTTTCATCTTGGCAATTACATCGCAGCACATCTTCCACCTCTCGTCTCCGCTGCTGTAATGCAGGTCTTCGAAGATGTCGATTCCGATCAGTTCATCAGCCTCAGCCGCGCCAAGCAACGCCAGGCCCTCGCCCTTCCATACCCCGACTTCCATCAACCTGCCATTCAATCCGGCCTCGCGCAGTAACTGCGGAATGTCCTTCCGATACTTGCAGGCCTTCATCAACTGCACTACTCGCGGCTGCCCCTCATCGGTCTTGGCGCGACGATCGACTTCGGCAGCTTTCTCCTGCTGTGCCATACTTTGATCCTTCCATGCCAATACTGCCATTTGTCCCTGAAATTCCAGCTCGCAGGCAGGACGAACGGATTGAACTCCATCTCGAATATCGCCCTCGACAGGTGCGGCTGGTCATTGGTCTCGCCACCAACGTGCTCCTCGCACAGTTCCTTCCATCTATTGAACACGCACTCGCTGTACTTGTGGTCGAAGAAGATCACGCCCGTATTGTACTGAATCCAGTCCTGGTGATCCTGCCATCCAGGCACGCTCGCCAGGTCATAGAACGGTGCGATCGTCAGCGCCATCCCATGCAGTTCGGCCATTTTGAATCCGAAGCACAGTTCGTCACAGACAATCGTGTCGCTGTCGAGAAAGCACGTCAGATCAAACGGCGCCAGTCGGTAGATGTTGCTTGCCTTGTTCAGATGCACGCGCTGGCGATCGATCATCGTATAATGCACGACATCGAATTCCGGCCAGCTCACTTCCTCATCAGTCAGCAGCACCGTCTGGTAGCCGTATTTCTTCGCGCTTGCCGCCGATCGCCTGGCCTCAGCCAGCGACTTCTCGCCCCAGGCGTTGTAGACTATTCCTCTTGTGGGCATAGATGTACCTCGCTCACATGCAAGCGCTTCAGCTCATCGCGCCTGGCCGCGTACGTATTCAAATCAAGCCTGCGCCGTTCAAGGTACAGCGCCTGCGCCCGTTCTTCCGTCAGATGGTCCTTGAACGTCACCGCCCTATGGCTGTCGACAAAGACGTTCAGCATCGGCGCCCGCTCAAAGCAGGCCATGCGCGTGACCTGGTCTTTGAACATCCGCATTCCAGCGACCTCGATCTGGTTCGGCGTCCTGGCCATCGGGCAGTGGTTCAGGACCTGGATGATCGTGCTCATGCGATAGACCGTGCTGCTTACCTCCCAGCAGTACCCCCAGCTGTGACGATGGTCGAACAGGCTTGGGTTGTAACGGATGATCCCGCTCTCGTTTTCGAGTACCTGGCCGCGGATGCCGTTCTGCAGCCGGAGGCTGAAGCCAAAGGTCTCATGCTCTTTGATGCAGCTGCGCACGACCCATTCGTCCACATCCCGCGTGCACAGGTTATCGTCCACAGACAGAATCCCGACATCGCCATTGATATGCGCCCAGGTGCGCACGTGGTCGACAAGACTCTTGACCGGCTGGTCCCGGTCCTGATCGATGAATAGTGCCTGCTTGTACTTCTGCTCCAGCTCCCGGTAGCTGTCCACGTATTCGTCCGATGCCGAATACAGGACCATGACGTCAAACGGCTGCCCTCTCAGGCTCTCCAGGTAATTCCAAACCCAAAACGGACGGTTCTTGCTGAACATCAGCATCGGTATCATCTGACAGCCCTCACGCCTATCGTCGGATACTGGTGCTCGATACCTTCCCATTTGTCGATCTGGCTGAAGCCAATCGCCTTCAGCACTTCTTCCATCATCTCGAACGTCCAGCCCCACTTGTGCACCGAGTATTGATCGCGTCCGCTGCAGTAGACATAGCGCATCGCCAGTTCATCCTTGCCTTCCTCAATCATCTTTGCGCTTGCCAGCACGTCCGGAAAGTCCAGAAGCAGCTGCCCCTTCTCGATCAGGTTCTCCCAGCAGCGCTTCAGGATGTCGATCGCCTCGTGCCTGAAGAAATGCTCGATGCCCTGAACCATGACAATCTGCTCGTACGGTCCATCCTCGGTCGGGAAGAACAGCCTCAGATCCATCGGTCGATCCACAAGTCTCAGCTGACGCATCGGCACGTTGCCGAACTCGAACTTGTAGTAATTGCCTAGCGTGGTCTTCATCTGCTCCACCAGTTCCGGATTGTGACATGCGTACTTTGTCTTGCCATCGATGTAGATGTCGACGTTCACATACCCATCCAGGTAGACGTTCCCGCAGCACAGGTGCAGCTTCATCCTATCTCCTTGTCGCGACGATCAGATGCCGCTTGATGTCGAATATCCTTTGCAGAAAATACTCCTGAATCTCGACATACTTCAGCCTCTGTTTCCAGGCCACGTAGTTGAACGACAGCTGATCGCGTATGCTGCCGTTCTCGATTTCTTTCCACCAGCCTTCCATCGCCTTCTTTACGTCCGGCTCATTGTGCCTGCGCACGAGCACGCCCGTCATCGACAGTCCGATTCCTTCCGGATAGCCGTCGGCCCGGTATCGTTTGATCTGCTGCTCCATGGTCTTGAGATCGTCTTTCTTCAGCCGCTTGCACGCCTTGTATTCCTGGTAGATGCACTTGCGGCCTTCCGGATGCGCGAACATCGCCATATTCGCATACCTCAGCCAGCGCTTAATCAGAGGCTTGATCTGCACCCTGATGTCGATATTGCCATCGATCCAGACGCTGACCTCGTACTCCGGCAATATCTTGTGCGGATGCAGCTTATGCCACCTCGCCTCGCGGCTCATCGTCCTCTGCACCTCGACTTTGCGCCAGGCCTGGAAGTCGCTTATCCCACCACAGTCTCGATCGCTGAAAATGAAGTAGTCGATGCCGTCCTCGTAACTGCTCAGCGGCTGGACCTCGTCCTTGCCGCCGGTCACGCACGTATAGACCGCGATCTTAGGCGAACTTGATTTTCGGGACACCGCTGTTTCTCCGTCGCATCTGATTGTGGCAGATTTCAAACTCGGCCTTGTCCGCATCGCTGTCCATCGGCCTGTCTGCCACGTACACGATCTCATTGATCATGCGCCCGACTTCTCCAGCATCGATCATGCTTTTCACCCATTGCCACTCCGCGAACCTCGCCACATTTTCAAACTCGACAAAGCACCCGCTCTTGACCAGAAACACTTCGCCGATGTGATTCAAGCGCATTGTCCATTCCGGATCCATCTCGGTCGTGAACACAACACGATTGGCAAGAACATGATGACCGTAGGCAAACGCCACGTCCTTGTTGTCTCTCAGTTTGTCACGCAAGGCTCTCACGCCCCCGCGGTCGAGCCTGACATCGCCTGGGCAGAAGAGCACGTATTTGCCTCTCGTAGCCTGGAATCCATCGTTCCATGCCACGCCCTTCCTGCAGCCAACCGGGACCTCCACCCGCTTCAGCCTGGGAAACAGGTCGTGGCCAATATCCGTCCCCTCCTCCACCACCAGCACAAGCTCCTGAATATCGTGCGGCACCGTTGCCGCTATCATGTTCGCCTGCTGCGCATCGCGAATCGGGCCGGCAACGACACTCACGCTTCCCTGCAGCAGATCGCTGCACATTTCCCAGACCTTCGGCAGCGTCTCCTCCAAAATGTTCTCGTGGAACTTCGGCCGTTGTCTCTGTATCAGCCTCCGCCTCTCCTCATTGTCCGGCAGATAGCGTTCGATCAAGACCTTCAGCGCTTTCGGACAGTCGAATACCGGCATGTCCGGGAACCAGCGCTTCAGTTCCGCCCTCGTGTTGTCCACCAGCTGAAAGGCCCTGCAGGCCACCAGTTCAAAGCAGCGTGGATTTACGTGGGATCCCACGTGGTCGGTCTTGTTGAACCTGCTTTTTTGTACAGTGCAATCATCCCGGTGGATGTTGATGTTGATCTTCGCCCCGCAGTAGTACTTGATCGCTTCCTCGTTTGGAATCCTGCCCGGTATGATCTTCGCATGCTCGTACCCAAGCCTGCGGAAATCCCAGCCTATGAGCGTCGTCCCAGGCTTGTCCAGGAACTCTCGCAGCTCCGTAAAGTACTCGATTCTGCGCTTGAATCCCGTCGGGTCCATGCCGCCGATGAAGCACACGTCGCTTGCGTATTCCTTCCCGACCTGCAGCTTCTTGTGCTTCTCGCTATTGGCCGTCAGAGGATAGTAGATGGTGTTCGGAAACCTGCTCACGCAGTTCTTCTCGTTCGTCAGCCGCAACGTAGCCCTTGCTGCCACAGCGTCGTACCATCCCGTCTCGTACGGCTCATCGGCCAAGACCATGACCGTCGCGCATCCGCTGGCATGGATGCTGTCGAACACCTCCTGCGTCGGATGCTCCATGTCGAATTTCTGATACCTCGTCTGCGGGCAGAAGAACGCGGCGTCGAAATTCCCAAGTTGATCCTCTCGTCCAGTGAGGCCCTGGTCACCATCAAATGCCACGACCTCCACACCGTTCTTCTGAAGTCCGATTCTGATTCCGTCAAACGCATGCTGCACCGCACACTCTCTGTTCGGCCCGAACAGCGCCACGCGTTTCTGTTCGTCATTCACGCGCTCGACCCTTTCCCTCCTTTGCTTTTTGCTCAGCTTCCCGCCGATATAGCTTGCTGGCTTCCTGGGCCTGATGATCTTGTGCTCAGGCAGCGGCTGGCCTTCCCAGTATTTCTTGATCTCCGGCAGCTTCAGCTCCTGCGGGCTGACGTCTGCCGTCGACGTACCCGCTATCTTCGACCAGTACGGGCTGTACAGATCGATGTCCGCAGTGCGGCAATACTGCTCCAGCTTCTTCCTCTTGTGCTGCAGTATTTCGGCCACCGCCTGCTGATTGCCCCTGCCGACAGGCCTGTCGTCTCCAACTGCCTGTTTGCCATTTGCAAACAGCTCGAAGTCGAATCCGACCAGCAACGCACTCCTGAATCCCATCCATCTCGCGACTTGCAAGGCCAAGATCGCGCTCCCGCTATCCGTGTGGAAGCCCTGTCTCGGATCGTGTCCCTTGGCCTTGATCGATGCCCCGCTTGCGAACAGGCAGAACCCGCCGTATTTCTTTGCCCCATCGAATTGATCGACCCCGACACCCTTTGGCGCAATCACATATCCGCCGCTTTTGCCGAACTCGATCACGCGTTTCAGCAGTGGCCTGCTCCGGCTGATATGTCGCTTGCGGCTTATGATGCAGTAATCGGCATCACCGTGGAAAATCGCGCTGTTGACAGCAAACACAGGTCCGATCTTCCACAGCTCCTGCTTGTCCACCTTGCACCCGCCAGGTCCTGGGCCGAGAATCACGCAGGTGCCGTTTTCCACCTGCCGCAGGCTGTCTGTTGATACCGCCCCCACGGGTCCAGAATCGGCCTGTACGGGCTTTTCATCCTGCGCCTGTTGTCTGGGTATCTTTTGTGCCTTTGCGGCCTGTACGGGCGCCTGTGGCGTGCGAGACTGCCGTTTATCGATCATTCTCGGACCCTTGAACACAACCTCGCTTTCCGTCACCTTCTCCAGGTCTCGAAGCTGGCCGAACCGGCTCAGGTCGTAGACCTCGCATCCTGCGTCCCTGAGTGCCACAAATGCCAGGCTAAACCAGCTCAGCGTCTGGACATAGCGATTGTTGCCGCTGTCCAAATACCAACTGTCACCGCTTTGCTCCGGCCTGCTTCCCGCGTACTTCTTTCCATTTGGCGCCAGGCAGAAGTCAATGCCAACGAGGTAGATCCTTGTCGCGCCAAGCACATACGCCATATGCAGCGCTCCGAACGGGCTGCAATAGCCTACCGCGCACTTGTTGTCGTACGCCTCTCGCGTCATCGGAAACACGCCCTTGGCATTCAGGTCCAGATCCACCCACCAATCGGCATTGACTTGATTCTGGTTGAATGAAGCTGTAACCCATGGTATGCCAAGCTGATCTGGGTCCTTTACGGCATCCCCCCACCTGAACGGCTTGCGTTCGATGTTGTACATCAAGCTCGGCCTGAAGCACTGCGCGACGGTGTTCACGCCAACGCTCAGCGGGAATCGTTCATAGAACTTGGCAGGATAGTTGTCGATCGACGGCCCGTTACCGGCCACCAGAGCCGTGCAGCCCATGCACGACCCTACGAGGCCGCTGTCTTTGAATTGTTGCACAGTCTCCCCCCCATCGGCTACCCACTGTCGCACTTCGCCCGTCAGGCTATCGCAGGCTGCAAGACTTCCTGCAGTATTGCATCCTGGAACACGTCCTCCATGATCAGAGTCTCGCTCGCGCCCTCGAAATTCCAGTTGATATTGCCGCCCTCGTCCACCGAGTTTGTGGCCTGAACTTGACTCGCACTCCCACTCGCGTCACTGTTCTTTGCAGTGACATAGTTGGCCGTGTTTGTTCCCGCCACATCCCAATACCAGACTCCGCTTGGATTGATCGGCAGCAGGTTGCCCACCTGGCCGTTCAGCGCACCGTTGCCGCCGACCGTGAATCTCGTGCCCACGAGACCAGTCAGTCCAAGACGGCCGCCGTCTTCCACGGAAAATCCTGCGGCCGTGATCACGTCCTGGCCGTTCGTATCAAGCGTGCCGCCATTCACGGTCATCCCTACGCAGTTTAGATCATCCTGAAGCTGCTTCGTGGCTCCTGAGTCATCGATCGTCGTGTGCTCGATCGTCTGACCGTCGGTCGTGATCGACTGCGTACCACTGCCCGCCCCAGATGCCTTCCATGATCCAGAACCATTCGTGTAGTTCACGTTTCCATGAATGTAGAAATCATCGGCAAACGTTACGATGCCATCAGGACCGACCACATTCAGAGTTGCGGTGGCCCCAGCCCTGAGCCTGATATTTCCGCCAACGGTCCAGTTTCCTGATCCGAAAGTGAAGTTGACTGTCACACTCGCGGCAGTGAGCACGTCCAGAATACCGGTCAACGTCACGTCTGGATTGTTCGTATCAAAGTCGACATCACCCCTGACAACATCGAGGTACGCTGATGTGAACCCGTTCGCGTCGAATACCTTTGTCGCGCCATCGTCATCTACCTGGATGCCCTCGACGCTCTTGCCAAGCAGCGCGATGGTCTGACTCCCACTTCCTGCTCCGGACAGCTTTATGTATCCGCTGCCCTTTGTCCACGTCAGCGTGCCACCACCACTTTCTGTAATGGTTACATTATCCTGGAAAACATAGTCAGGATTGTATGTCGCGTTTTCGATCGTGTACGCGCCACTGGCAGTGTCATGGTCAAAGGTCACGGGACCACTGAACGTGAACGTCTGGCTTGCCGCTGTGCCCATGGTCACTGTGTTCGTGCTCGTATTATCCTGCTCGAACAGCCATGTTCCGCCGTAAGTCGCACCAATGAGTTGCGCCCCACGTTGTACATAGGTATTCGTAACGCTCCACGTACCGTCTTGTTTGTCGATACTGGCCCCATCTTTGATCGTGATAGATCCAGCACCCGTCAATGTGCCAGTGTTTTCGATTTCGACCGCACCCGCCGCCGTGTCGAAAGTCCAAGAACCTGTCATGGTCAATGTTCCGGTCACGTTCAACGTTCCCTTGTTCACGCCGCTTCCGGTCTTTTCGATCGTGCCTGTGATATTTACGTTGGCAATCGCGTTCGATTCTGCGGAAGGAAGCGCAAGAGTCTTACTTGTGCCTGACATGGTCAATGTCGAATTCCCGCGGGTCAACGTATCCACACCCGACAGATCGACATCACCAGCACAATTGTATGTGGACGAACCAGCCACAAAGGTCAAAGCACCGGCCCCGCTTGACTGCATGGTCAGATTGCCGTTGAAGTTCAGCGTCGGGTTGTTCGTTGCCGCCGTGACGATGTACGCTCCTGCGCCCGTCGTGTCGATGGTCACATTGCCGCTGAACGTGTAGGTTCCTGCCGCCCAAGTGAATGTCTTTGGAGAACCTCCCGTGTTCCTGATCGTCACAGTTGCAGAGCCATACGTTGCCGGAACAATATCCGCGTTGTGATCTTCTTGCAGATCCAATGATGCAATATCAAGAGTCCCGTCCTGCTGACTGATACTGGCACTTGTGCCAATGAGTAGCGAACCGTCACCTGTGAGAGATGCGCCGGTATTGATCTGCAAATCTGCGCTCGCGCCTGTGACTCTTATTGCTCTACCAGATGCGGCAGTAAATGTCTTGTTGGCATTGACAATCAGATTTCCGTTGACGATCAAAGCCGATTCGCCGTTGGCAACGGAAATCGTGCCGTCAATCGTCAGGTTGTTGAAGCCCTCATCCCAATATGTTTCTTTTACGGTCTTGCCCGTACCGTTCAAAACAACCGTGCTTGCGTCTGCGCTCCAACCCCCGCTGATTCCGTCATGACTCCAATTGCCGCTGCAAGTCCAAGTGCCATTGCCAAGCGACAAATCAATATCGCCTGTCCCGTCCGTGAAAGTCACATCAGACGCGAGATTGACAGTCGGGTTGTTGGCTGAGAAATCAACAGTCCAGGTAAAGGCTGTGTCCGTAGTGAACGTGACCGCACCAGAGAAAGCAATTGTGCCAGCCGCCGCCGTCAATGTGTCAATGCCGCCCCTACTGTTTTTCAGTGTGACCGAAGCGCTTGCAATCGTACCCGCCGCCAGCGTGTGCGCAGTCAGATAGTAGGCAATCGTCAACGGACTCACACTGACTGTGCCACCAGAGGCAACAGTCAATGGTGTAGTCACATATCCGTTCAGATTCCATGTGCCTGAACCATTGATTGTTCCAGTTGCCCCAACATCCCAATCGCACCGCGTGGTCAATGTCTGGTTGATCGTCAGCGTTCCATTGATTGTCATGACCGCCGCGCTTGTATCCCATTCTAATGTCCCGTTTCCGGAATCAAGTGTCAGACTTCCAGAGGCTTCAATGGTCAGGTTGTTTTTCATCTGAATGCGCTTAGATGCATCTGCGCTTGACCATGTAACCGAAGCGGTTGACTTGATCGTAAGATTGTAGATTGGTTGTGCGTCTGGCGTTTTGAGCGCCTTGCTTGCGCCTGACATTTCGATTGTGCTTGTATCGTCATTGAAAGTTGTCACATCTTCGCAATCAAAATCACCCGAACAAGTCCAGGTTCCAGACCCCATATCAACCCGTGTGCAATCCATCGTGCAATTGCCGTTGATCGTCAAAGACGGATTGTTTGTTGCGCAATCCCATGTACCCGCCGTGAGCGTCAGGCTGTCGGTCGTGAATCCGCTTGCATCAATTGTTTTCGTCGCGCCCGAATCATTCATTGTCAGATCTTCGATCGTCTTGCCATCGAAGTCGATCGTTTGTGTTCCAGATCCCGCGCCCGAAAGCGTGATTGATCCCGTTCCTTTCGTCCAGGTGAGCGTACCCGCGCCAGCATCCGAAAACGTTACATTGCCTTCGAAAATGTAATTCGTGTTATTTACCGAATTATCAATCGTAAAATTTCCGCTGCTTTCAAGCGAAAAGGTAAACGTACCACCAATCCGATATGTTCCAGCCTGCATAGTATTAGTAAAATTCGATCCGCTTGTGCTTCTTACTCGAACCGCACAGTCATAATATGCCGGTACGCAATCATCAAAATAATAGTCTGCAAACAGCGTCCCGCTAGGATTCCATGTTCCATCCATTTGGGAAATTGATCCACCAGAACCCATGATAATACCGCCGCTGCCATTCCATGTACCTGTGCCGGTTACTTGAATATCACCAGCCGTTTGAATTGTAATGTTTGAGTTGTTCGTGAATGTACCACTTACAACTAATGGCCCCCTCACTCCGGCAGTTGAGCTACCTCTAGTAATCGTCCCACTAATCGTCAAGCCATATAAATCTTTTCCCTGCGTTATCGTCTTAGTTGTGCCATCCATAACCAAAGTTGATGTAGCGTATGTGAATGTGGTTTGGTCATAGTTATCAAAGTTACCGCTTACGGTAAACGTGCAGTCGCCCATGTCGATTTCACCACTGCCATCGAAGTCAACGTCCCCAGCGCATTGGTGGGCGTATGCTGAATCACCGAAGTCCAACTTGCCATCGTAGGTACTCTGCACATCTATGCTGGCCACGTCGATCGCCACGTCACAGGTGCAGTTCTGCGTGGTGTACTGATCATCAAAGATCACGGCGTCAGATGAAGTTGGGACGCCCGCGCCGCCCGCGCCGCCAGAACTTGACGCCCAATTGCTTGCATCATTCCAATCGCCGTCGGTATCGCCGACCCAATAGCGGTCTGCCATTTATTTGCCCTCTGTTAGTTGCTCAGGACACCAACGATCGAGCCACTGCCAAAGCCACCGTCCTTCACGCCAAACCGGACGAGAATCTGGCTTTCCTTGCCGATGTTGCCGACCTTCGCCGTGTTGGCTGTGTAGCTGTCGATGTCGGCCCACGTGGTTCCCTGATCGAAAGACCACTGGACAAAGACCGTTCCCGTCCAGCTACCGCTGAGGCTGAAGTTGAACTTGTCTCTGGCGCTCAGCGGATCAGACCAGGTCCTGTGAGCCGTGATCGTAGCAGTGACGATCGTATTCTGAACGGTCATCTCAGTCCTCCATCTCATAGCTTCCAATGCACAGCCATCCGCTCTCCAGCAGCAGGTTGTACGCGACATTGCTCTGCAGAATCACGTCTGGATTCTTGGTCGTCTTTATGCCCTTCGTCTGCTCGTGGCTTACCACGCGCTCGATGTTCCAGTTCTGTCTATGTGCACAGGCGATCGCCTCTTCGCATTGGGCCACCTTGATCTGCCATACGTCGTCGACAGTTACCTCGTAGTCGTCCGCTTCTTCGTACGCATCTCGGAAGCCGCTTTTGGCCGTGGCCATTCTCGGCCACTCCATCGCCTGATCGGTTTCATATTTGCTGCCCGCAAACTTGACCTGCTCGATATGAGAGGCCGCCAGCACCAGCAGCGCCGCCTTTTGTCCATCGGTCATCGCATCCCACTCGGTTGTGGCTGGGAAGAAATTCGGACTGCGTTCATCAGCAATGTAGGCATCGACCTCCGCCACAGTGACGTAGCTGTTCGTGCCTACGGTTACAGATGGCATGAGACTCATCGCCACACCTCCTCAAAAGAAGCAGGGAGGGAGGTTGCCCCTCCCTCCCCGACTTCCATCCGGCAAAGGACCTCCGTGGGGAGGATATGGCTTAGTAATCGACCGCGATTCCCAGCCGGCCATAGGTCTGGCCATCCGCGTACACCTGGCGGAATGCCGTGCGCTGCGTTGCCACCAGCTTGATCTGATCGGTCTCGATGTCCTCATCGGACTTGATCGTCACATTGCGCCGGTTGCCGCGCAGCCACGTGCGGCGGTTGATCAAGGCAATGCTGGTCTTGGTCGACGCCGGGCTGGACGTGTCGTACACGCCTGCGGTATCCTGGTTGCTGGCCATCTTGCCCGTAACCACAACCTTTCCACCGAAGAGCATGCCGACCTCGCCCTTCTCGATCGTCGCCCCAGCACCGTACTTGTCGACCGTCAGGAACTCGGTCAGGGTGCGGATCTTGTGCAGGCCCTTGGCATTGCACAGCCAGATCAGATCCTCTGGCATCGAGCCGTAGGCGCCGCACTCGGCGATCATCCGGCTGAGGTTCGCAGCACTGAACGTCGCAAGCGACGTTGTCAGGCTGTTCGCCAGCAGCTCCTTGCGGATGCCGTCATACGCATACCGCGCATCGGACACACCGCCTGAACTCGGCCAGGTCTCACCAGGATCGACGTCCGCACCGCTATGCGGCGAGGTCGTGTCTCCGTTGACCATCGCGTTCTCGTCGGCCTCTGCCAGCGCACGAGCGATCTCGGACCTTGCTCTTGCGAGCACGTCGATCACCGTGTCCTCTGTCAGCTCGGTCGACATGATGATCCTCGCGCCAAGCTTCCTGGCCGTCAGCGTTGCCTTGCCGTCGGTCAGGACCGTGGCAGTAGGCTTCGTGCCACTGTCATCGGTCGACTCGTCGACCAAATAACCGGTCGCGCTTCCAGCCAGCACTGGAGGATCGTAGACCTTCGTCGGCATGTTCATCTCTTCGAAGAGAGCGCCGACAAGCAGGTTGTACCTGATCATGTCGATCAGGGTGCCGCTCATCTCCGTCGGAACCCAGTTCGACGTGTCGGTCGTGTCCATCGCGGCCTTGCGCACTTTGTCCCACGACTTCCGTGCAACGAACCGGCGCAACATCTCCGGCCCCTTGATGACGCGCAACAGATATGCCGCGTCATTGAAGTCATGGCACTTGCGGATGAAGTGCAGGCGGTTTTCACTCTCGCCGCCGTAACCTTCAACCGGGTCCTTCAGGCTCTTAACGATCTGGACCCTTGCCAGATCATCGCCGACAACGACCGTGCCATCGTTCATCCCGCCACGCTTCCCCGCCTCTTCTTCGCGCACTTCCTTGCGGATCTTTTCACGCTCAACCTTCTTGCGGGCTGAGCCAAGCGCTGCCTGCAGCTCTTCAACCTTACCCATCGCTATCTCCTTACGGTAAAAAACCAGAACGGGCTACAGCCCACAATGTCAAAAAATAGGCCGGAAACGAAATGCCGCGCAGAGGTGCAGCCCTGCACGGCTTCACGCTTCCGGCCTTACCTACGGCAGGCGGCCAACCCGCCGCTGGGATAATGACCTAATCAGTTGCTGATCGATATTTCCTTGCAGTCAAAAACCAGAACAAGCTACTGCCCACAGAACGATCAGTCTTTCGTCTCCCCGCCGCCGAAGGCTTCTGCAGCATCGTTTGCAAGCTCGATCGAATCCGTTGCCAGCTCCTCCAGCTTGCCGTTCTCTTCCTTGATGCCTTTCAGCGCCTCCTCCAGCTCCTTGATGCGAGTATCCTTTTCTGCAAGCTGGCTTTCAAGACCCTTCTTCTCTTCTTTGAGGCCGGCGTTCTCCTCCTGCAGTTTCGCCAGATTTTCGAGAATGCCCTGCGTAGCGGAATTCTTTTCCTCCTCTGCCTTCTTCTTCGCCTCTTCCTCCGCCTTCTTCTTAGCCTCTTCTTCGGCCTTCTTCTTCGCCTCGTCGTCTGGCTCTTCCTTTTCGACCTTGATCACCTCTCCGCAACTGCACGTCACGTCCAAGCCTTTCAGCTGCTCTGCTGCTTTTCTGATCGCCTCCGCGCTGTGTGTCGCACCGCAGTTCTCGCACAGCACCGTCGCGTCATCGCCTTTGAGGATCGTGAATCGTCTTAGGTTCGCCGGCTTCTCGACCAGATCCACCCGCGGGATATCCAGCTCCAGCAGTTCCTTCGCCTCGACCTTGCCCTCGCCCGGAACCCATTTGTCAGCCATCTCTCTCTCCTTTAGGCCTTAGCCCATGCTTCTCCGTGCATGCTGAAGCCGTTGATTTTGCCCGCCTCAACCTGCGCCCATTCCTCATCGTCAAAGATCTTCACGCCCATAACCCAACTGCCTGCGCGGATCTTCTCGCTTCCGAAATGCATATCGACCGGCGCGATGTAGTTCTCAACCACCATTCTCTTCGCGCTCTTTCGGATCTGCTCATTCGATATGCTCTCATCATGGCCAACCCCGGCCACGCCGTTGTGCATCATGAACCGGTGGCACGCACGCTCGATCGTGTCCGCACTCGCATAGTGACCCTGCGGATCCACCACGTTCGGCTCGTAGACCACGCCCACGACTACCCTGCTCAGCTTGTTGCGCTTCAAGATCCTGATCTTCGCCAGACCCTTCTGGACGTTTTCTTTGTCCAGGCCCAAAGCACGCCTGTGCTGTTGCAGATGGTCGATCACAGCCTGCGGCGCTTTCTTTCCCGTCCTCGATCCCTGCGCAGCCGCCCACGCAAAACCTAGCCCACCTTCGTGCAGATACATGTCGCCCTCAGTCCACCTGCCCTTGTCATCGGGTTTGCTGCCGTTCACTACCCAATGATGCGGATAGCTCCAGGTGCTCACCGACTGCGGATCAGTGCCAGTCCGCTGCCATACGTAGGCCCTCAGCGGCAACTTGTTTCTGTTCGTCTTCAGATACGGACCCCAGGTCGGCTCACCCTCGCGGACGGTGCTGTTGTGGGTCAGCGCCATGTTATGTCCTCCAAACCCTTACACTTTTTGTAGTGATTCAAAACCGGGCGTTCAACAACTTTTTCAGATTCCTACACTTGCCGACTCTGCAGCGAACTCGTCAGACTTCTGATCGCCCTGCATCAGTCCCGCTCTCTCCATCCTTCCTCTGATCGTCTGCTTGCTCGTCGCGTTCTCGGTCGTCGGCTCATTGAACAACGCCTGGCTCTCACTGGTGAAGATGACGTTCGCTACTTTGCCGGCCTCGAAGTCCTGCGGAACGCCAGTGACCAGCCACGGCACGTCGTTCTTCGTATATGCCTCAGGATAGCCGACCGTCCTTCCCTCCTGTCTGTGCAGCGTAAGATTGGCCGTCACCGCGCCAGGGAACGCAAACTGGCTGTCGTAATACGTCGCGTTCGCTCCCTTTGTCACCACGCTCTCGATCCCGAACTTCCTGAGCTGCTTGTCAATGACGTCCGCAAACTTGTCAGATTCATCCTGCCCTACCTTGAACGCCAAGAGCCTCAGCGGCCCTCCTCGGCGCAGGTTATTCAGCCGCTGTTCTGTTCCTACTTTGCTTTGGTCGATGCCTTCCTTAGCCAGCACGTCTGTCACAAACCACTGATACATATCCGGCAGCCGTCCTTCGTTTTCCTGCATGCCGCTGCGCACCATCTCCAGTCGCGATTCTGGCGTCATGTCCATCCACGCCGGGTGCATGTCCTTCAGCGTCAACACCGCCTCTATCACATCGCCTTCGGTCATCGTCGGGCCGGCTTTAACGCTATCGCCACCAATCACGAACTCCGCCGGCCCATCGCGCCTGCCGTACAACAGCCCGCGCAGTCCTACCGGCTGAGGCAAGTGCATCGTCCCTCCTTCGTAGAAGTCCATGCTCTGCGCATAGTCCACCATCATGCGCCTGTCACCGGCATAGGTGTAGCTGAACGTGCCTGTCGGCACCGCGATCTCGAACTCAAGCCCGTTTGCCATCGCCCGTCCTCCTAGACTGCTCCGATCAATTGCAAAACATTAGGCGCTATTTCTGTCTGGAAAACGCTTCGCCCACTACTCAGTCCAACCGGTCTCTTTGCATTGAACTCAGGCACCCGATTGCCGTGCGCGAAGTGCTCGTTAGGCGGAAGCATGGCAGCGTTCACTGGTCTGTGCAATCCATCCCGCGGATACGGCCTACCCGCACGCTTGTATGCCTTTTTGATCTGCTTCGGATCCTTGACGCTGTTCGATAAACAGCGGCAATTGCACTCGGACGGAAACAACTGCTGTCCGTGTCCTGGCACATCGTAGTACTCATCCAGCAACCTGATCTGTCCATGCACGCCCATTGGTTGCGACCTGTGCCATCTGCGCGTGAACTTGTCCAACGTCGCCACCCAGCGCTTGGCGCCGATCAGCGGGTTTGCGTCATAGCCTGCCAGCAGGCCGGCGTTTTGATAGCGTGTTGTCTCGCTCCGGATGATCAGATTCGCCTTCCATCCCTTGACCTTTGCGAACTCGCTCCTGATCGTGCTTCGGATCTTGCCCAGTGGCAGTCCATCACGCACACCCGCCTGTACCAGCGTATCGATCCTGTTGCTCGTATGCGCATCCAGCCCCTTGTATCTGTTGATCCATGCCGTTCGTCTGAAAGCCTCCTGGCCAATATCAAATCCAGCTCCGAAGACAACGCCCTTGATCGGTGCCTCGGCATAGCCGCGTCTCATTGCAGCAGCGGCCACGCCATCCAAGACGCTGTTGAATGCCGCGATGTTCTGCTGCGCCTCGTCTGTCGCTCCGATCGGGACCTTGCTGCCAATCCAGACGCGCTGCGGCTCTTTCTGTTTTCTTACCGGAATTCCCCTGGCCGTATACAGTTCGCGGATGATCTTCGTATACTCGCGCAGGTAGTATCGCTCTATGGCATCGAAGTATCGTATCAGGTGTGGACGCAGCAGGCTCTCGCTGTGTCTGACGATGTTGTGGTACTTGACGGTATTCCGCCTGTCAGCAGAACGCTGCAGACGTTCCGCTGTAGCAGTCATCTAGCTATTCCACCTCCTGCTTGACCGGCTCCTCCGTCGTCTCCTTCGTATCTTGCTCTCCGGCCACTCGCTTCTGTTCGCTGCCTGTCGAACTCTGGGCCTCTTCCATTTCCACCTCATCAGACTCGACATCGACCTCGCTCATTGGACTGGCCTCGATCGTGCTGATCGGCACCAGCTGGCTGTTGACGAAGTACATATCCATCTCCGGAATGTCTTCCTCGCGCTTCATCCCAAGCGCAATGCGCATTTGATTCCTTGTCATCGCTCCGCGATCGACCGCGTCATTCAGCTGCTTGCCGACAAGTTGCGGGTCCTGATACTGCTTCTTGACATACTCTTCGTCGTACCAGATTTCCCTCCCAGGATCGATTCCCATTTTCGGAAGCACGTCTACGGTCAGGAAATGACACTGCTCATCCAACAGCGATTCGCCCTGCCCGGTCCAGAAACGTTTTAGCTGCAGGCTGGCGTTGTGGTACGTCATCTCCTTACTCATGCCGATCATAATCGGAGTCACGCCCGTCACAGCCATGATTTCGTCGCGTAGGTCCTCGCTCAGCCCGCGGTATGCTACTTCTGCCACGTTCGCATCAGCCAGCTGCCCGCCTGTCTCCAGCTTCGCACCCGGCGCATCCAGGATCAACCACCTGCCAGGATAGTTCGCCATGTTCGTCAAGAAGTAGTTGAGCCTCTTGTACTGCTTGTCCCTCAGCGGATTGTCGAATTTGATCACCCCGCCCGGTCTCGGCCCGTTCTTGAACACGCCCTGGTTGTACTTGCTCGCCTGGATGTAGAGGCTCATTGTCGTCGCCAGACTCTCGATCGGACTGTGTACATCAGTATCGCTGTCCGGACTTTCGATCTTCAGCTCAGTTACCTCGTCCAGGCTGTAGCTCTTCGTCCACTCGCCGATCGTCAGCTCATAGCCAAGGATCTCACCCGTGTCGTCGTCCTTGACCTCCAACATATTGTCCGGCCTCTTCAGGGCGTGCACGCCAACGTACCTGTTCTGCTGCTCGCCAAGCAGGTATTGGAAGTAGCTCGCGCCGAACACGTACCTGTTGATCAACCAGCGCGTCATGTACCTCGACCAGTAGATTGGCTTGCCCTGCATCTTGCCCGGCGCACGCAGAAAGTCATTCAAGAACTCATCGTCCTTGATCTGCTCCTTGGTCTTGCAATCGCGTACGATCATCGGGACCTTGACCAGGTTCATGGTGATCGCATGTACGCATGCGTAGTAGTAGGCGCTGACCTTGTACGCCAGCAGCGGATCGATGTCGGCAATGGATTTCTCGGCATCAGTCGCGGTATCGCCCTTGATCACGTCCTCGATCTGGTTCGTGTCTTTCTCGCCCTGGCCTGGAATGCGCTTGATTCCGACCGCGCATGAGCTTGCGGCTTTGCGTATTTTGGTCAAGATTCCCGGCATCTTCTGTCCTCCTAATGGTCTGTCCCAATTCTACAAATCACCATCTGGCAGGACAAGCGCTTATGTGCAGAGCGTCTTCAGCACGTCGTTTGCCACGTCCTTCCCTTCCCACAGCCAAACGTGCTTCGCTTCGTAAAAGACGTGCACAACCGACTGGCGCTCGATAATCCTTGCGCACTCTATCTGCGTGAAGCTGATCTTGACCGTGTTCCAGTACTGCAGGTTGTTGTGGTCGTAATGCTCTTCCAGCAAACACGCCTGTTCTTTGAATACCCACAGGCCGACGTTCTCTGCCTTGCCGTCTTCGTCCTCGACTATCGCCCACAGCACGACATCTGTCCCGCGACTGCCGATGGACAGCATCTGGCGCAGGCCACGGATTCTCATCACGACCTTCGGACACTTGCGCGGAAACGGAACGGTATGGCGTTCGATTCTCAGCATCTGCCTTCCAGCTTCTCTATGATGCTCGTGATTCTGACAGTAACCTTTTCGACAGATTGCTGCACCTGGTCTTTTGTTATCCATCGATCCCATGCCGCTGCATACAGCGGATCGACAAGCAGATGGCAGACCTCGTGCAGTGCTGTAAATCGCGGATGCCTATCATGGATGCCACGTACAGTTCTGCTATACCAGAAGCTGACGATCGCCGCCTCGCTGTCAGCATCGGTCGTGGCTATGACCGCCTTATCATCATAGTCCTGGTGATAGAATCTGAACTCCCAATCGAGCAGACCGAATTTCTTTCTGTAGTACAGCGCCCATTTCTTGAATTGCAAAAACTCCGACCTCGATGTGGTCTTCGCCATGCTCAGCC